TCCAATTTTTATATGTTTTTAAGATTCGTTTAAATTCAAGTTCTCCTCTTGATATTTCAAAAAATAAAATATTACGTTTACCATTAGCAAGTTGTAAATTTTCGGTATAAATTTTACTATTATCTACACCTCTTTGTTTTTTTACAAAATTGTAAAGTGGGCCTCTGTATGAATATCTTGGAGAACCATTAAACGTGTCTGAATCCTTTTCGAAAACAAAATTTAAATCTAAAATACTACCCATTTTCCAGTTCCGTAATGTGGATATTTAGATTCATATTTGTAATAAATTACATCTTTTGGTATATCTCTTTGGATTCCATTCCAAGTATCTGCAGTTGGTGTGTTTGTACTTACACCATTATCCTCCACAACAAAATAAATTGGTAAATCATAGTTTCTTGCATATTTGTAAACTTCATAAAATATACCTGTTTCAAAAGTCATATCACCAACAAAACACCAAACTTTATTTTTACTATTTTTTATCTTCATTGATTTTGCAACACCCAATGCGACTGGTAGTATTCCAGTTACAATCGCAGATGAATAAAAATTAGAATCTTTATCTACAATAGTAATTGATTTACCATCTAATATTTTTTGTTTAAGAACTTGTGGTTCTACTCCATGTAGAAGTGCATGGTAATGAGACCTCCAAGTTGAGAATACCCAATCGGTTGGAGATATTTTTTTAAATACCTCTATAAGTTGTTCTTCGTTACCATGTGATAGATGAATAGGTCCTCTGATTTCTCCACCCTCCCAATGTTTTATAATATCATCTTCAAAAGCTATTAAATCTTCTTTTGATAAGTTTCCCTCCAACCACCTATCTTCGTGGTAATCTAAATTAAGAATTTTTTCCATTTGCATCTCTTTTAGAAATTATAGGATTAGTACAAGGCCACTCTATATCGAACTTCTTACTATTCCATTTTATTGTTTGTTGTTTATCTACATCATTAAACTCACCTTTGTAAGCCATCTTATAATGGAAGATTGAATTTTTTTCCATTACATAATGTCCATTTGCAAAACCAGGTGGAATTAATACTTGTGTTTGTGTTGTTGGTGAAAGTATATAAGTTTCCCAACTTCCATATTGTGGATTTTTACTCTTATTCCCATCTCTTACATCTAATACAACTAAGTAAATCTTTCCATTTAGACAAGATACCAGTTTCCATGTCTTATCATCATAATGCAATCCTCTCAAAACACCTTCTTCTGATTTTGAATATCTATCATGCTTAAATTGAACACCACTTTCTCTTTCTTGAACTGGTATCAATCTATCATAGTAATCTGAATGATATGTTGTTGATATCTCACCTCTTTGTTCGTGATATACCGATGGTTGTATAATCTTAACCCCACCAGATAATGTTTCTGAATTATAAAAGTGGAAATCATTCCAACTTCTTTCTTTGTAATATATACTACGTCCTATTGCCATAACTTAAAGGGAATCCATTTCTGTATTTTGAACTTAAATCAGAAATTAAGATATTATATGTTTTAATTAGTTCTTGTATTCCTCTATCTAAATCAAATTGTGGAGTCCACCCAGTGGATTCTAATTTTTCATTAGATACAGTGTAATTTCTTTTATCAGGGTCTGAGTAATAATCAGAATATGTTATTGCAAAATCAGGAACATATCCTTTTATTTTTTCTACTAATTGTTCTTTTGATAAATTTGCTTTAGATAATCCTACATTAAACACTTGACCACTATGTTCTTTATATCTATCTATCATAAATTTAAATGTATAAGCCACATCTCTGATATGAATATAGTTTCTGATAAAATCTTTCTCAAATATAGTTATGTATTTATCAGTTAATGCTTTGTACACAAATTCGTTTACTAATAAATCCATTCTCATTCTTGGTGATGACCCAAACACAGTAGCTAACCTTAGTGATATTCCACCAATAGATAAAACTTCTTTTTCTGCATTTACTTTTGTTATACCATAGTGTGATATTGGGTTTAACGGGCTATCTTCGGTACAAATACCGTCCTCTCCTATTCCGTAACCACTATTAGTGTTTGGGTAAACAACCTTTACATTTTTATTCTTTACTAATTCACATATAAATCTTACATGCTCATAGTTTATGGCTGTTGCGAGTTCCTTATCTCTATCACATGCAGGAAACCCTACGATAGCCGCTAATGGAATAATTACATCAGCTTCTTCAACATACGTTCTTAATAACTTTTTATTTCTAACATCACCATAAACATATTCAAAGTTACTTCTCCAAGTATGAGATATCAATGATGTTTGGTTATACATCATATTATCATATACTACTAATTTTGTTATTCCACCTTGACTTAGTAAATGTTCTGTAAATATTGAACCTAAATATCCGGCTCCTCCAGTTATTAATATTTTCATTTGTATGTAAAATTATTAGTTATTTTATTCAATATCTCTTCTTCTTCATCCGATACTTTTAAGTTATCAGATGCCACTATTACAACGTTTATTAGTTGACCTGTTTTTTTATATGCCTCCAAATAATTTATAGTTTCTGGTGATAAGTGTTTTGGTGAACAATTTTCATCTAAATAAATTTCAAATATTGATTCTTTTGGATATGATACATACTCAAAGATAGATATCTTTTCTGATTTTGAATTATCTATATGTGTGAAATCTGTATTCGGTGTTTTAGAACTATTCATTGAGTTAGCGAATATAGTAGATAATTTTGATTTATCATATCCGTTTTTTACATATCCATCAGGACAAAGTATTTCGTATAACTTTAAACTCATATTATTTCTTTTTCTTTATTAATGTGATTTAAGTTTATAGTTTCGTGTTCGTGATAATTAAATATTTTCTTAATTAAACCTACATTAATTTCTAAATTGTAACAATTACCACTATTATCATATGCCTTATATCTAGTCAATTCGTTTGTGTTAACCAAAAACATTGCTTCGGGTAAAGATGATTTTAAAATTCGTTTGCAATCTTTATTTGTTTCTAAAAAATCAAATATTTGTTGTGCTGTATAGGTTTCTGTAAATAAACCTGTTTTATATAAATTATATTCACATATAGCTTTATGTTCATCCATCAAATCATGCTCAAAATTAGCTATTCCAAAGTTATAAGGAGTATCTGTATAATCATGTAAAACTCCATCATAAGTTTTTTCTTGGTAAACCACAGGCATACTTTCATCACTTGTACATTTTAAATGACATTGAAATGATTTATCTTTTACTGTATGTGATACAATTAGTAAATACTTTTTGTAAATATTTTCTTTACCTACATAAAATGCAATATCATTGAAATTATTTATACCATTATTATTCCAAAAATCCCAAGTAATCATATCTTGGTTTTTTACAAAAACACCCATATGCATTCCTGGTCTACAAAATATAGTATGGTTATTTTGATTATTTTCAGGATTCATTTTAAATTCTACATAAAAAGTAAAATCACCCTGCATAGCTTCCCACACATTCTTATCAGTAAACCCATAAGTATTGTTGTTGGTTATAAACCAAGGCATTTTGTATTGTATCTTTAACATAATGATTTACATTTTTGATGAAAGTCAGCCAACTCAGGAAAAGTTTCCAAAAAGTTAGTTCCTCTTCTTTCATCGTGTGCATTAAAATATCTATAAAAATTCTGCATTGATGTTTTTAAGTGTTTTGGGTCAACTGGTGCATTCATCCAATCATAAATTCTTTTTACTTTTTGAATTTCAATATCTGAGTATCCAATATAATTGTGGTCAAATATAGGTACACCTTGAAAGAACATAAGTTTAGCTTGTTCTAATACCATATTTTTCCATTTTTCATCTTGCAGTAATTGAACACTTTGATGCCAAGGATATCTTAGATATGATGAATCTAAAAATACTGCAGATGCCCAATATCTATCAGTTGTACCATATGTATTTTTTAAATCATAAATACCATCAATAAGTTTATCATAATTTGGAATAGATAAACAATTGTAAGTTGACATCACAGTCACATTTACTCTTGGGCATTTTTCTAATATTTTATTTAGATTATCCCAAAATCTATTAAACTCCATTCCAGTTCTAATATATGCAGCTTGGTCTCCCCAAGTATCAACTGATGTAAATATGATAAATTCCTTAACCCTATCTTCATCACATATTTTATTTATCTTCTCTATAAATCTATCTATCAGTTTATCAGGAACACCTAAGTTTGAATTAATAGCTAATTGTAAGTTTTTATTTGGATTTGGTTCTTTAATAATAAAATCTAAAACTTTCCATGTATCTTTTGATAATAAAGGTTCACCACCCGTAATTCTAAATGTATGTAAATCTCTATATAAATCTGGCCACCATCTCCAAAATGCTTCTACATACGGATTATGGTCTCTTTGTTTAAATGGAACTTTATCTTCTTCAATAGCTCTTTCTGGGTCATTAAATTTATCTGAGGTTGGATATGCTCCATATTGTTCAATTTCTTCTTGCCAAGTTGTAGAATAAGCAGGTCCACAATATGAACACTTAAAGTTACAGGCAGCTGAGAATGCTACTTCTACATATCTCGGATTAAAATCTGCTCTCCAATCGGATTGTTTAATTTCATCCATATGAGGTTTTGACCAACTTTCATTTGATTTAAATATTCTATCAGAAAACTGGTCTGAATTATCTTCAACATTCCAACAATAATCACACTCAGCTGGTCTACCACCTTCTAACATTTCCTTTCTACGTTTCTTTTTAAAACGAGTATTATGAAGTGCCGATGGATTTCTTACGATTTCTGATGTAGGTATCTTATGTGTTTTTGGGTGATGACACGAATGTGTATGACCCGTTTGTAGTTGTAATGTAACTTGTGTCCATTTAGCTAAACAAAACCCACAACCTTGAGCATCCAATTCATTCTTTGTTTGTACAAAATATTTATTTTCGTGGTGATTCCAATTTTTTTCTTTCGCCATATTACTTTCGTATATTAATATATATTAGAGTTTAACATTTATCAGTTTTGCCTTGGGGTTTATTTCTTCAATATCTAACAACTCATATTTCAATTGCTTGATACCATCTGATTTGTAATCCCAAGTACCTTGCTGCATTTCTAAAACATATCTTCTTTCGTTTCTTGCGGTAGTTTCTCCCTTAGCCCACCTATCCTGTCCTTTATCATCTGTAATCAATCCTTCATCTTTATGTGGTAAGCAAGTCATCCTACCAGCTACTCTATGTGGTATTGGTGGATATGGTATTTTTATTTTTTCTTTACCAAACCCAACATTAAAAACTTTACCATGATTATCATTACCAACTATATTATTTGCGCTATTTTCAAACTCATAGTACATCTTTAAACCATCCGATGGAATATCTTTGTGTAAGTTTTCTATTTCTCCACTATCTAACTTTCTATCCCAAACCATAACCTTTGCTACATCTCCTTTAAAATATTTGTTAACATCTTTTTCTCCAACGGAGGTGGTTGTTCCAATTAAGTATGGTACTGAACCATATCTTTTTAAATTACCTTCGTAGGATTGAGGAGAATGTGTCCCGTGTCCATGTCTTGCATCAGACTCTTTCCCATTTAGATAGAAGTGAATCGTTTTTTCTAATGTATCAACTGATAAGGTAACCCAACTCCATTCGTTTTCATAACGCTTCATCCATTGATACAATGCTTCTTTTTTATGATTCCATAAAAGTGCAGTATATGCTCTAGAGTTATTGTAACTCAATCCATAATCATAACCTGGTCTACGAAGTATTGGATATTCACAAAACCTTCTATCATAATCACCAACTAACCAAATAGGAACTTTATCCTCTTGCTGATTTGCTCTTACTAATACGGATATAGTGTGTGATTTATTTGTAAGATGTGCAGTATCTCTTGTAGATGGTATTTCAATTGATGAGGATTTACCATTAAACCTTGCGAATGATTCTATTCTATCTAATTCTAAATATTCTGTATTTGCATAACCTTCTAACACACATCTCCAAAACAAATCATCATCCTCCATACCCCAATCCCAATAATCATTAGAATATCCATTAGTTTTTTCTACTTGTTCTTTTGAAAATAAAACGGCTCCTCCAAAGTATTCTTGATATTTTAATTCATAATTCATCTGAGATATATGAGTTGCTATATGTATTGGTGTTTCGGATGGAAATGAATAATCTGTACCATCTTCTGGTATCATATCAATATCGTGCCAAACTATATAATCACAACCATCTTCAAATGCATGTTTTGCAGCAACATTTTTCATCGCTCCTCTATTGAACAATTTATCATCACATTGATGACCGAAGTACATACAATAATCAATACCCATCTTATCAAGATATTTACCAACCTCTGGTACAAATCTTTTTAAATGAGCTTCTCTATTTCTATATGGTACACAAACTCCTAATTTCATTTACCTTCTCTAATATCTACTAATAATTCCATAACTTCTTCTAATTTATATTTTGATTCTTGTCCTTCACACAAATCTTGACAACATATATCTAAGTTTCTATGAATAAATTGTAACTTTTCATCTATCTCATCCCATTTGGTTTTTAGTGCCATAGTTAATCCATATTCATTTTTCTATCAAAGTGTTTTGAATCTTTTAACACTTGTGGATTTTGTTTGATTGTTTGCATAGCAATCATATCCTTCATCTTAGTTGTTGACCAACCATGTGCTCGAGTTGTATAAACTACTTTAGGTGGTAGGTCATCACCTGTAAATGATTTTCCGATGTAATCCTCACCTAAGATTCTAATATCAGGTTTAAAAAAAGTAATCAAATCATAAAGTTCATCTTCTGTTTGATATACATAAACTTCATCTATATATTTGATAGCCATCAATGTTCTATATCTTTCATGTATTGGAATTACTGGTTTGTACTTTGATTTTCTATGTTCATGTGGGTCTCTTTGAAGAAACACTATAAACTTATCACAATGTTTTCTTGCTGCTTCGAATGTATAGATGTAACCCGGATGGATTAAATCAAAATTTCCCGCAGTAAATCCTACTATTTGTTTTTCATTTTTCATATTATTACACTTATATAATTTACTTCTACAGGTGTATTATCTTTACCTGCATAATTCAATTTATTATCACTAACCACTTTATATTTTAAATTTTCTATACCATCTCTCCTCCAATTAGTTTTACCTTTTAGAACTCTATTGTAAAACTTTAGTTGATTTTTTCTTGTTTCGGTATAAGTCCATTTATTTTCATAAAAGCCATTATCTGCATGAGGTAGTAATTTAAAAGTAGATTCTCTTCTCCAAGGAATTGGTACTTCTTTAAAATCCTCTATATGATGAGTTGCTACTCTATTACAATGATGAATCTTAGCGTTATTTCCATTACCACTCAAATCATATAAAGTGTGATAATTAGATGCTTTCATATCATATGCTACCTCTAAACAATGAGGTGTTGTGTATCCTTCAAATTGTTCAGTAACTCCCAATTGTAAATTATCATATACAGATTTAACTTGTCCTGGTTCTAATGAGTGATTCCATATTGCAAATTGATTTATAATACCTTTAAAAGGTCTACGCTTGTTCTGAGATTCTTCTAAAGCTTTTCCCAAATACATAAACTTTTGTTTATGGTAAGGCATTAACCTACCCTCAAATTCAGCTTCATCTATTAACTCATTGTCCTGATATAGTTTAATAAACTTATTATATGAATCTACTACAACCATTAAAGTGGTTCTTCTTTCCTCTTGAATAGTTGATTTTAAACTAATACATTGTTTACCCGTAGTAAACGTTTCAAATTTATATCGTTTAAATGCGTTAAAAGTAAAACCAGTATCAAAACCAGGTATACAAAATATTGAATACTCATCTATATCTAACTCTTCCCTACAATCGATTTCATATGGTTCGAATGATAATAAAATAGTATAATTATCTAAACCAAACTTCATAGGTATTTTTACTTCACTATCCCAACCATTAAACTCTAACCCAGCTGAGTTGATTGTTTTTATAGGTGTTTGTTTAGTGTTAAAATCGAATAAGTTTTCCTTACATCTAAATAATAAGTCATCATCTTCATAACCCCAACCCCAATACTCATTTGAATATCCGTTTACTTTGTAATAATCCATAATAGGAAATAAAGTAACTCCTCCGAAGTATCCATCGAATATTACTCTTTTTTCCTTATGGTCTGATGTAAACTTTGTAGCTAGGTGAGTTGGTCTATCAACAATGCTGTAGTCCACATCTTCATGTGGTAACATATCAACATCGTGCAGAGCAACGTAGTTACACTTTAATTTTTTAGCCCTTTCTACACCTATATTAAGTAACTTTCCTCTATTAAAAGGTTTATCATCAGCTTGTTCAACTATGATAACCTCATAATCAATTTTTTGATTCTTTAAATGAGATGTTATGGTGGGGATAAAATGGTTAAGGTGTTCTCTACGATTTCTGTAAGGAACTACTATACCAATTTTATTTTTCGTCATCTATATACTTCTCTTTCCACATTGAAAGATACCATTCAATTCTTGGTCCCCATTCATCTTTATCGATTTCTTCGAACCATAGAGTCATAGCATCCAAAGAGTTAGCGATTTTTTCTAACGCTTTGATTTTTCTTTCTTCCATTAGTGAATCTACACCAGTGGTAGGAGTTGCTGTTGTTGCTTTTTTAGCCATAATTTTAAATTTTAATTATTCCTTTTGTTAATCTATTCCAATACTGATAATCCCAATGTTCATTTTGAAAAGGAACTTGCTTTTCTAATCCAAACATAGGATTATTAATATCTATTTTCCAATCGTTAATTTCGATTGCTTTATACATCTTTTTGTATTCTTTCCAAAAAGTGTAATCTTTTTCTGTTTCCGAAACTTCTTTTAATCGTTCTAAAACAGTTGAATCCCATTTAAAGTGATGAACTTGTATAAATCCTTCACCTCTACCGGGTGGGTATCGAAGAGGATGTTTAACTCCCTCTTCACCCCACACATTGTTGCTATCTATTTTCGCATAATGTTGTCCAGTTGTGATTTCCACATCACCTTTCATTACACAAACCTTATTTGGACAAGCTCCACTCATAGGATATCTAAAAAATCCACTATATGGAAAAGATTCCCATATATTGGTATAGTTATTTATGCGTGGAAAAGTCCCATCCTCTCCAATTCTATCAAGAAAACCACCTGTTATAAACTTCCATCCGTTTTCTTCACACTTTGATATCATCACCTTAATATCTTCAGGATAAATTTGTATTTCATCATCATCCGATACTATCCACCAATCGTTTGGTTTGGTGAGTTTAACCTCATTGTAAAGTTCTGTTACTTTTTCCCAATTAAATTTTGGCTCAGTAACAACTTTGTATGGTGTTATACCAAGTTTTTCAATTTCTTCTAATATACCATCATCTTCATTTTGTCTATAAACTACTACAAATATATTATCTACAATATGTTTATAGTAATGTAACATATGCGGTAACATAGTTATGTTGTGCCCAACTACTGTAACTAAATTTAAACTCTGCATTTTTGTACTAATGTTATTCCAGTTGAAGATGGTTTTTCTCTTAATATACCATTATTGAATAAATTGAAAACTTCCCACTCTTTATTATCTTTTAATTCTTTTATGAGTTTATTAGGTCCATCAAATGGAGCATGATGATTTTTTTCTTTTACATCTTCAGTTACGATGAGGTCTTTTTCAAAACTATCATCTGTATCGTGAATCGATATTACACCATAATCCGATAGGATACTTGAGTAAAGAGTAAAATCATTTTTAACATCATCATACGAGTGACCCGCATCGATATGTAGATAATCTATCTTTATATCTTCTTTTACAAAATAATTATAAAATGCGTTTTCGGTAGTATCTAAGATAATTCTACAATCAAAATTCTTTCTGAAAAAAGAACGTTTCTCTGTCCAATCTGTATATCCACCTACTCCATTATCTGCATCTACCAAAATAGTAGTACCACAGTCACCCCACTCCATTTGTTTTAGACCATTGAATATTTTTTGGTCATGCAAGTCTATTCTTGCTTGTGTCATTATACGAGGAATAAATCCTCCACCACTTCCTAAACATACACAAGTCTTTGCTTTCATCATTTGAATAACAGAATACACAATCATACCATCTCCCAAATGGGAATCAGTAGCTCCATGTGTCCATCTATATTTAACAGGTTCAACATCAGTAAAAGGTTTACCATTGGTATCTCTTTTTTTGATTTGATTATTCGTTATATATTTTTGTATTAATCCTACGTTAAGTAAAGACATTAAGTTTAGATTATGGTGTTGTATATAAATATATAAAAGTATATAAAACGTAAAAAAATTAGAAAAGTTTTTTGATTTTATTTGCCCAACCCCACTTATCATCATATTGTATCATCCAATTTGATAATCTCATCCAATTATCTAATTGCTCCTCATAAGAATCGTTACATATGATTTCTACCATAGAATCAAACTCTTCTTTTGATGATACTCTATATTTGTAATCTACATCTCCCCAATCGGAGTGTAGTATCGGAAGTTTTCCGTAATCAACGGCTTGAAAGATTGAATATCCAAATGGTTCGTTAGTGTGACAGGAATGTGATATACTCCAATCTTTTTTCATAAACAAATCCAATATCTTAGAATCCCATTGAAAAAATTTTATATCTGAAAAATTATATTGATTAGTTTGTAATATATTTTTCCAATCATATTGCCCAGTTAAAACAAACCCCCTATGGTTATCTAAATAGTGAACATTTTTACGAGATTCAATACGAGAAGTAAATCCAATTTTAGAATCTGTTAATTTTTCTAGTAGAAAATTATTTTTAAATTCATAAAAGTTTGGAATTGTTATAGTATTATTAGGATAATCTGTAAATAATTGTGAATCTGTTAATCCAATCCATATTCTTTTCTTACAATACTTCATCAAATCATCAACTGCTTCGGTATCTACATTTGTATTAAATTGTTTTACAGAATCACCATACTTTAACATATCAGGTAAATAAGCATGTACAAATATATTTTCCCATTTATCTTTATGTTTCCATAGATGTTCTCTTTTGTGATAGTTAGCGTGTAAGAAATGTATCTCATCGCATTGGTCTAAAAGTATATCTGAGAAGTCACTATCATCATTATGAAAATGAATATATTTTGTATCAGAATCCCAACCTACAGGTTTTTTACCATCTACTAATATAAAACAATCACCGATATGAGGAAAAACTAAATCTATAAAATGATTTACCCATATATCTGCTCCACCTTGTATTATGTTACCACAACCTGTTGTTACTAATAATTTCATTCAGAACCACTTATTTGGTTTTCTAATTCAGTTACCTTTGCCGATAACTCTTGTACTGATTTAATTAATGGAGCAATAAATTCAGTATAGGTTAGTGTCCATATAGATGAACTAATTTCATTATCAACCCATTCTTGTGTTATTTCACCCGAACCAGTTCCTTCCGAATCATAAGAATGATAATGTGAACCACTTAATACTATTTCAGAAATTGATTTTTCAAATTTACTTTCGTAACTAGCAATTTTACTTGAACCTGTATTTAATCCTTTAAAATCAGCAGTTGTTTTTCCAATTTGACCAAGTGATTCTGAAACTTCTTGAGCAATAAGACCATATCGAGTTCTTTTTTTAGTACTCTCTTTTAAACTATATTGTACTGGTCTTAATGAATTTATAAAAGTTAAACCAAGTTCTGAACCACTAATATTTTCTTTAATTTTTATATCAGATTGATTATTGAAGTTATCTGCATATAGTTCATCCCACCATCTACTGGTATTACCCATATCTCTAGTTGAATTACCAGTTGTGTAATAAGCAGGGTCTACATCTCCTGTCAAATATAAACTACCTCTAAGATTTCCTTCTGTAGTTTGAGCTCCGTTATAACCTACTGAAAATATATTAGATGAACCTGTTTGGAATTGTGCATAGTTTGCCGTTAAATCGGCAGAATTTGAAGCATCATCTCCATCAATAGCAACCTTACCCCCTTTAACATTTACAAGAGTTGGTTGTGAACCAAACCCACTACCTAATCTATTAATTTGAACATATGTATCGGAATCATTTAATACCTGCAATCCTTTAGATGTTAAATCAATAACATTAGTTGGTACTATTATTTGAAAAAAGTTTGTTAAACTTCCCAAATCATAATTTAATCCACTAAGGGTATGGGTTTGGTATGTAAGTGTCTGATTTCCTGAAGAATCGGTGTTAACCCTTCTACCACTTCTTGCTCCAACTTTTAATTTATATCTAAATTTATAATCACCTGCGGTTAAGGTAATTGATTTGTTATTAATTACCGAAGAGCTACCAGCTATTTCACCATTACTTGTTGCAGAAATAGTAGTACCACCATTATAAACCCATTGTAATCCAAATCCAGTTGATTCGGATTGATAATAAGGTGAAGTTACATATTGTCCCGAAGCGAATGCACTATATAATTGTACTGTAGTAACTGAGCTATCTGCTTGATTCACTGCTTCCAAATAGAAGTTCGCGGAAAATCCTTTAGATATGGTACTTTGTCCAAAGAACGGATGTTGTTGGTTTGCGTATGATGGAGAATAGTTTGGATAATCAGTACTACCAGCAGAAACAGTACCAGGTGTTCCCAATTCTAAATAATATGGTGTTCGTATTGAGCCCAAATCAAATGTACCACCAGGTATTGTATATGTTGTTCCTGTTAAAGTTTCAGCAACTTCATTGTAAACGTAATTTGTATTACTAGAATCAGATGTAGGATTGGAAGGAGTACCTTCCACTATATCCATATCGTTAATAGAGATATTACCTCCAGAGGTTGAAGTCCATTCATCACCTGGTTTGATTCTTAATTTTGTTTCAAAATTACCACCCGCTGCGCCAGATTTAAATAACATCTCAGGTGTAGTTGGGTCTAAAATAATTGTTGCTTCACCTCCACCAAGCTTTCCACTAGCATTTTGAAAGAATCCACCTGAACCTGAATCAGTTACGTGCCACAATCCCACAACCCCATCATCAACATTAATTGAACCAGATATGGTTGCGTCTTGGCAAGTCATATTTCCATTACTATCAACTGAGAATTTTGGTGATTCTGCGGTAGGTATGCTAATAGATGAACCTACTAATGTTCCTCCTTCTATTTGAGAACCACTAACTCTACCATGTATTAGTAAAGATGATGAACCAGCATTCCATTGTAAGAATCCACTTGTACCTGCTAATTCAAAATCACCACTTGATGACATATATGTTCTCCAATCTGAAGAACTATAGAAACCTAAATTATCTGGTCCTAAAAATAAACCATCTCCAGTTGGTGTAAAAGGTTTAGTTAATTTTCCAGTTGTTGGGTCTGTAGAACTACTAGCGATAGCTGCATTAGCCGCAGTTAGAGCAGTACTCGCATTTGAATTGGCTGTATTTGCGGTTGATTGAGCATTCGATGCAGAAGTAGCAGCATTTCCTGCTGCCGTAGTTGCAAAAGATTGAGCGTTGGATTGGGCGGTAGATGCAGCGGTTGAACCACTTGTTACCGCATTTGCTGCAGCCGCTTGTCCCGCATTTGTAGCATTTGTTTCAGCCGTACTTATATCAGAAGATAGAGAACCAGTTGCTGTATTTAATTGTGATATCGTATCAGCGGTAGCTCCACCTGTTATATTAATTGAACCTTGTATATTTAAGTTACTTCCATCCCATGTAAAGAATCCATCACTTACTCCACCCTTTAAACTTAATTTTGGCGTTCCTCCATCATATCCCATATACATTCCTTCAGAAGCTGCATATGCTGAAACATTTACTCCAATAAATGGATTAGCACCATCATTAGCAAAATCTGAATTAAGTGCTATGACTGGTTTTGTACTTCCGCTTGTACCAACATTAAGTGTTCTATTAGCGTATGCATCTTGAGCGAATAAAATATCTGTAGCTACTGAATCAAACTCTTCTCCAAATGCTTCCCAATCTGATGATGATGGAGATGGTTGTCCTAATGAACCAGAACTAATTGCTTTCCAAAAGTTTGTTCCTGCGGTTGTATCTGTTAATTCACAAACATCTATTCTAGCCGATGATGATACATATGTTTTTGCTGCAGAATAGTTACCTGTAAATACTATACCAGCTGCGGTAGTACCCGAAGAACCGGGTGCTCCCGGATTTCCTTGTGGTCCTTGTGCCCCAGCAGGTCCTACTCCACTAACGTTAACAATATGTGTAACTTTTTGGTCTACAAAAGTTTGACCTTCACCATCCATAATGTTTAGTAAGACTGTTGTCTTTGTTCCATTATTATTAGATGGAGTTGTTGGTAATATTGTAACTAAAGAACCATCAGCTGATGATATGTTTGTACCATTTGTAAGACCATTTACACTAAATTGGTATGGTGAACCAGGAGATGAACTATGTCTATATGTGTAAGCGTTTGCTCCTTCTTGTAATGCAATTGTAAATGAAGATGGAGCCGCAATGGATGAAGAACTTACTACAGTTTGTACTTGTGGGTCTAATATTATTTGGAATGCCGATTTTCCTTTTCTTACTCTACTTACAGATGATATAACATTAGAAGTACCTACAGTTCCTTCTGAATCGGTGTGGGTTATTGTAAATGTTATATTAGCATTATCTGGCCCAATTCCCATATTGGTTGCGCTTGTAGTATATGTAAATACATTACTACTTATACTACCAGTCATTCCATTTGAACCACTAGCAACCATAGATGTAAATGCGTTTGTAGTTCCTTCAAATGCTGTTATTGTGATTGGGTCTGGTATTTCAGAACCTGTACCAAATGAAGTTGCTTCTATAGTTTGTGCACCAGGTGAAGCATTTACAACTATTACAGGTGGTGCTGATTTTACTCTCGTTACAGAACAAACTACATTTTTTTGACCCGTTACTCCATCTGCATCTTGAAAGTTTATTGGAATTTCAATTCTACCAGTATCGGATGTCATAGCTGATGCATTAGATGTAAAAGTTATTACTTTACTAGCTAACCCACCTGTTGAACCTGCTAATCCATTTGAAAATGTAGGTGTACCAATCGAAATAAATCTATCAACACCACCCTCAACTGCGGATACTTCTATACTATCAGGTACAGAAGAACCACTACCTTTAGAATCAGCTGCGATTGTTTGAGATGATGGTGTAGCTGCTACTTCAATGTTTGGTGTTGCTTGTTTTGTTTTTGTATAAGTTACTGTCTTAGAAAAATCCGTTGTATCACCACTACCATCTTTATATCTTATCTGTAGTTCCAATGATGCTGAATCTTGAGACATCGCTGTTATACCATATTCGTTTATGGCTGGATTATTAAAGTTTGGTGTACATCCTGAACCCGTAACTCCTATTAATGCAAATGTGTTATTAGCAGTTGATGAATCATTATCATCATCAAAAGTAATATCTTCATTACCAACTTTCAATTGTATAGAACCACTACTAGCAGCAAAATCACCTGCAGCAACTGTACCTACAGGCGTTGCTTCAAACGATGCGTTTTCATTTGTTAACGTTACGGATACACCACCAAATATCTTTACAGGCGATATTGTAACTGAATCTGAATAATCTATATTAAAATCATCCGAAGATGTAAATGAGTATGTTGTAGTTCCTTCAGTAAATGGATATGCATCAACTCCAAGTGATAAAGTTTTTATACCATTAGAATCAGTAACTTCGGTTAATGGTGGTGGAGTTCCTTCGGCTGATGCTGAGTTTATTTCTATCGGTTTGTTTGGTCCACCTAAGTTTTTTCTAGCTACATTAATTAATATTGTTTGACTTGTTGGGTCTGGGTTTAATGTAGATGCTCTATATACAAAGTTTGATTGGTTTGCAGTTGCTATAATTGCAGCTGCTGAATCACCATCTTCAAATCTGTATACTGTTTCAAATTCTTCATGCTCCCCACCTTCCATAGATGCGGTGTATGTTATAGAACCAACTACAATGGTTGATTCACCACCACCACTACCATATTGTTCATTATGTCTTGAACCAGAGAATGATGCAATTGTTAATGTAGCTCCATTAATAGAGGTGTTAGTTAAAGCACCCGGATATGTATGAGCCCCACTTTGAGTATAGGCAGATGGTACAATGTAGTTACCTTCCGTATCAAATGCTGATGAAAGATATGTTACCGAACCAGTTAATAAGTTAAATTGTGTTTTAAATCCTAATGATTGATTCTCAGGACTACCAAATGAACCTGTTGTAAATCTAAATGCGGTTTTGTTTGATTCAAAGTTTAAGAACTTTGTAAGTTTAGATATTTCAGATGTATTACCACCAGTAAAGTTTTTAGTTGATGTTACTGTTATTGGAATAAAGTTATTATTAATATCGTAAAACTCAAATTTAAAATCAAATTGTTCCGCAACACCTTTTCTTGGTATATCAATAATCGTATTAAATTCATCAGGTGAAAACGATGTTTGTTCTGCTGATTTTAAACTTAGATTAGCTATATGAAATTCATTAGCAGTTGGATTATCAGCTTGAATATTTAAATTAGCTGAACCACTTATTGTTGATATAAAGTTTTTAGTTATCTTTTTAGATTGATTGTATCCATTCGAACCAAATTCGTTAGCTACAGATGCTGATACTATATCTATACTTTGTGATGTGGATGAACCACTAATAGAAAAGTATAATTTATCAGTTTCACTAAATCCGTTTTTTCTAACCCTATAAGATAATGTATATTCAGAACCACTAACAAAATCTATAGATTCAGAAGTGTGGATTAAACCATCACTTTCTAAAAACATAGAATTTATTAATTTATCATTATTTAATTGAACACCAGTAGAATGCGATACGAAGAAATTTGCAACATTAAATGAATTTAAGTTACCATATTCAATTATAGTATCCGATGTGTTTGTTACATTTCTTAATAATTCAGCTGATTCTAACTTTGTTTCTTGAACGAATTGAAAATCACCTACTTCATTTCTTGATTTTCTAAATATTTTTACTCTAGCTACATCACCAGTAAATGTTTTTAAATTTGTTATTTTAATATCAGCAAATGAACCTGTTAGTGAAGTTTCCCCAAGCACTTGGTCTTCTGTTGCTTCAAAGGTTACACTATACGGAGCATCTTGGAAGTTAGATACTAATCCTTTTTGTGTAAATGGAACATCTACTAATAAATCGGTTGGTGTTACAACTTCTTTAATTGTTGGATTGTATCCTAAACTTGGAATAGATATGATAGTCTCATCCATACTTTGTGAAAATCCTGGTTGAGATGGGTTATCTGTATCTAATTTTATTTTGTAAAAAGTACCAGCAGTCCAAGTAGATAAATCCTGTCCTTCTTCAGGTGTTCCTGCAAATCCATCAACACTACCTGTTTGAGTAATCGATGGTATTTCTTTTATATAAACCTGCTTTACTATTTCATCTATAGTAACAACTGGTTTTTTGAAAAACCTAACTTTTTCTTTATTTGGTAAACCTGAATTTACTTTGAATCTACGAGTCCACTTTACATTATATGTATCTTCCCACTTTTCAGGTACAGGTCTTTTAACTCCCCTCTCATCAATAAAATGAGTCAATTCACCCATTATAGTAATCTCACCAATACCAATCGGAGTATCATCATATACCCAAACTGATACAACGGCTGATGTACCATCATAAAATGTTTTACCATTACTTGTAGCTGGTTCAAAATATATAGCATTACCATCTACATCTGTAATATCTATTTTTAACTTTGTAGATGGTTTTAATAAAGGCGAACCTTCTATTAAGAATCCATTTTTTCCACCACCAAATGTTTCAGGAAATTCTGTAATATTGAAATAGTCTGATGCTGGATTTCTATCAAGTATAAATGGTTGTTTATTCTTTAGTTTATGAAGTGTTCCGTACTTTTTTATAATTCCCATACACATAAATATATTGAAAAAATATTCTCACTCTATTTATCTATAGAATTCTATAGATTATGGGAAAATACACAACAATACAAATAAAAAAAGAAACTCATGCAAAATTACATGAGTATTGTGAAGAAAACGGATATACGTTAAGTGGGTTAGTAGAGAGATTAATCAGAAGGGAAATAACATTTGAAGGTGAAGTACTAAGAGTTACTAAATAACTGCCCTCCCTTTCATTCTTTTCCAATCTTTATCTGTTCTAACATCATTGTTTTTAGAATCAACTGCTGTTAGTATTCGTGGTTGTACATTTAAGTCATGTGCTAATGATATTAATGCATGTAAATCTTTTGGTAAACAATGTCCTCCGAATCCAAAATCTCCATCTGGTCCTGGTACATTCCAATGTGATTTTCCTAACCTATCATCTAAAGTTGCATACTCAACTACTTTATCGTAATCAATATTTAACTTTTCACAGACTTGATACATTTCATTAGCAAAAGAAACTTTAGTTGCTAAAAACGAATTAGTTAAATATTTTACCATTTCAGCATGAGTTGAATCAGTTTTTATAATATGTGCCTTTGGAAATACCTTAGAATATAATCTTCTTAATTCTGTAGTAGCTGGTCTTGGTCCTCCTAATATAATTCTATTTTGATTATTAAAATCATCAACCGCATTTGCTTCAGTTAAAAACTCTGGATTAAAAACTATATCTAATGATTGATATAAGGAGTTCCATTTTTTTGTTGTACCAGGTGATACCGTAGATTTTATTACTATAGTTTTTTTAACTTCTTGATTATCTGCAATTAAATCTATTTCTGATAATGTGTTTTGTACAATATCAACATTACAACTTCCATCCATATTCATTGGTGTGGGTAAACATAAAAATATAGTATTACACATCATCAAATCACCAAATGTAGAATTACACTTTGATTTATCTAAATCATAAGTTAATACATCAAAGTAGTTTTTAAACTTTTGGTAAATCGCATTACCAACAAATCCCTGTCCTATTATTCCTATTTTCATAATTGTTCTTTTAAATATTGAAATAACGTTTTTGTTATATTCGGTTTTTCAAAATCCGTATCCAATGTGTATCTTCTATCGTGTCCTTTTCTATCCTCAACAAATTCATACTTAGGTGCTTTACCTAAAAGGAATGCTATATGAGCTACAATATCTATGTTTTGTAAAGTATCACCACTACCAATATTGTAAGTACCTTCTTTGTACAACATTAGTTTTAATATTTCTTTAACATTATCCTCAACCCAAATCCATTCTCTAATTTGTTTACCATCACCATAGACAGGTATTGGTTTATCCTCTTTTATAGAACGCATGATTGTAGGAATAAACTTTTCACTATGTTGGTTGATACCAAAGTTGTTACAGGTACGAGTTATAACATAAGGTAATCCAAACGTATGCCCACAACTATAAACTAACATATCAGCTGATGCTTTTGTTGCTGAGTAATAGGATGATGGATATAAAAAGTTTTGTTCAAACGATGCATCGATATCTAATAAATCTAAATCACCATAAACCTCATCGGTACTGATTTGTACAAACTTTTGTAATTTTGGATTTTTTCTTGCCAATTCTAAAAGATTGTATGTTCCTTCTATATTAGATTTAACGAAGGGTTTACCATCTTTGATTGAGTTATCAACATGAGATTCAGCTGCAAAGTTTACTAAAAAATCATACTCACCTAAATCTTCTTCGGTTACATCACATATATCTTTTTTTAGTATTGGTATTTTTGGAATGATATCTACGTTAGAAGCGTATGTTAGTTTATCTACTACCAAAACATCTAATCCTTTACTAACACATAAGTTAGCAAACGAAGAACCAATAAATCCTGCTCCACCCGTAACTACTACTCTTATTTTCATACTAATATTTTACGTTACTAAATCCATTTACTTTTTTAATTTCAACAATCGTATCTACTGCATCCCTCATAGAATCTATATGTGATATAATCATAACAAATTCAAATTGAGTTTTTAGATATGCAAATAACATATACAAAGACTGGAGATTTTCGTTATCCAGTGTTCCAAATCCTTCATCGATTACCAAAAAGTTGGGTCTAGGAAGGTTACATACATTGATTAGAGCGATTCTAATTGCTAAACCTGATATGAACCTCTCCATACCACTACACATTTCCAATCCCCACTTCTGGTCATCGTAAACAATAAATGCGTTTATACTCTTACCATCCATTTCCAATTGCATTCCGAAATCCACAATCTGTCCTAATATATTGTTTATCTCACCCTCAATCATAGGAAGTGCCTTTTGAATTAGTTCATATGATACACCATCTCTACCTAAAGAATTAAGGTAATATTCAAATAGATTATGTGTTTCTTCTAATTCAGTTACTTCATTGATTCTATCTTCGATAGTTTCTTTTTGATTTTGTAAAGCAGAAATCTTACCATTTAATGAAAGGATATCTGTATTGTTGTTTTTTATGATTTGTTTAACTTTATCTAAATCAGTACGAACATCTACTATTTCATCTCTAATTTCTTTATTCTTTTTTATTTGCTTTTCATTCTTATAATATTCTTTTATAAGTTGCTCTTGTTGAGTAATTTGAGTAGAAATCTTATATTCTTCAGTTTCGGTTGTTGATAACTTGTTAATAAGTCCTGATATTTCTCTATCTATTTTATTTTCTTTTTCCTTAGCTTCTTGAAAAAGTTTCCATTCTGCTTCATATGGTTTTAATGATTTTACCTTTACATCCGTATCTAAATAACTTTGATTAAATGTTTGTAAACTTTCTTCCTCATCTTTTATTTTAGTATTTACTTTTTCTTTTTGGTCTAAAATAGTTTCAGAGTTTTCCATACATATCTCACAATCTTCGTTGTATTTATGTGAATCTAAATGCTCTTTTCTTTCATACAAAGAATCTAATTTGATTTGGATTTTATCTATTTCAGATTTTATTTTATCCGATTCTGTTAATGTTTCATATAGAGAAGTTATGTTTTTATTCAATACTTCTTCATCAAACTTATCCAATACTTCATCCAATTGTATTTGTAATTCTTCTCTATGAGTAATTCTATCTTGAATCGAATCTTTACTTTTACTTATGGTATCAATCTTTTTATCTAAAATACCTTTTCGTTTTTCTAATTCCTCAATACTAACTCCACTATCGGCATTTAATTTTACAATCTTCTCATTAAGAGATATAATCTTTTTATTTAAAACTTCCTCCTTATCCTTTACTAAAGATTGCTCATCTTCTAACTCTTTATAATCTACTCTATCGGATTTAAGGTTATTTTCTATATCGGCTAATCGAGTCGTAAAATCGTCTGACTTAAATTTTCTGATGAGTGATGCGTTATCTCTATTCTCATCTCCTGCCAATCCATATAGTTTATCAAAGATATCTACTCCCATAAATTGAGCTAATATCTCCTTTCTCTCACTTTGGGATTTATCAATGAATAATGCGTTATTACCCTGCAAAGATAAAGCAGTTAGTACGAAATCCTCATACGTTCCTAAATATTGAATAATGTTCTTATTCGTATCCTTTCGTTGTTCCCCATTTAATGAAGTAGTATATCCATCTTCTACTTTATAGAAATCAACATCAACCTTTAGATTTCTTCCGTGGTTAATTAACTTAGCTCTTCTTTCTATATGGTAATCAATATCATCTATCGTAAAGTGTAGTTTACATCTAAAGTTTGTTTTTCGGTTGTTTAAGATGTTCTTAGCGATGTACGTTCTACTTGTCTTATCATATACACAAAATGATAAAGCATCGAACAGAGAGGATTTACCACTAGCATTAGGAGCAAATATACCAACGATACCTTTTGTTTTAGTAAAGTCTACTTTGTTATCCTCCCCATAAGAGAACATATTAGTAAATTCAAATGATTGTGGTATCCATTGTATATTGGGAGTTACATCATCATCTGTAAGTTTGGTATTAATATCTCTATTGATTTGCTGTATCTTATCTATAGTATCATTATCTGCCAAATATTGTCTTTCTAAGTAATCTTTGATAAGTTCGTTTTGGAACTCCACATCTCTAACATTACCGATAGCGAGTTTGTTATCGAAATCACCAACCTTTCGTTTAGATAAAGTATCCATTCGAGTTACAGTAAATTCCTGCACCTTATACTTTTTCTTTATTTGGGTTATAGCTCTTTTAATTTGTGATGGGTCTGTATTTGATATCCTTACTCTTAATCGAGGTTTCTTAGGCATATCAGTTACATCAGGCACAATTCCATTGTTTACATCTAAAGTATAGAACCCATAATCATTATGAATATCATGTTCAGTAAATGTACGAGTTGGAATATCCCACAATAAGTATCCGTGTCTATCTAAGGTTTCACCATGATTCTGTTGAATCATAGAACCACAATATGCGATTGTTCCTCCACCGATTGTTTGTCTTTTGTGGATATCACCCATCATTACCATATCGAATCCATCAAACATATCTGATGTAAATGAATTTGATGATACAGTATATCCTATATCAGTTGTAGAATCATTTACCGGTCCATGAAATAAACAGATTGTATTTTCTCCCTCAACATCATTACCATTAGGCCAATTCTTTTGATTATCCATAATAGAATATACGCAAAAAGTAAGGTTGTGAATAGGGTAAATACCAGTATCACGTAAATAATGGATACGAGGATTACTAAGATTTTCGATAATTGGGGTGAGTACATCTAATCTGTAGTTATTGTTTAAGTTACAATCGTGATTACCAGTAATAAGTACTACTTCTCTGAGTTTAGCACATTCCGTTAAGAACCAACTTATCTCTTGAACTAATTCAGGTGACATCTCAGTTTTAGCATGAGCGATATCTCCACCTATATAAATTAAAGAATCCTCTAATTTATCATCCTTTACTTGTTTTAAGAATTTGTTGAATACTTCTCTATATTCTTTGTGCCTTTTTAAATTACGGATGTGCAAATCCGCTAAGTGATAAACTTTATTAATTATCATATATTATTTCTTTTACTATTTCATCAAATTTGGTTCGATGATACTTTAAAAAATCTATAAGTGTATTGAAATTACTTTCATATACATCTTTATTTTGTAAGGTTATATCCTTACATTGTACTTTAGATAGTAAGGTTATATCCTTACAAATCTCAAGTTGTTTTGTTTTAGAATCCATTCCTAATATATTTGGAAATTTAAATCCAAAGCTTTCTAAGTAGGAATATACTTCTGGTTGTACAAAGGTTATGTTTGGTCTTTTAAACATAAATCCTTTTAATGTCTTTTCTGTTGCTGATATTAATCGATTACTTTCTTTAAATTGTGATAATCTTGTTTCTGTTATTAATTCAGCGAATGATTCAAAATCTTCATTAGGTAGGTGATATGATTTAAAATCACCTTTTAAATGTTTTTCTGATTCGAATGTTTTTTTTATAAGCTCTGTTGCTTCCCCATCATAAGCTTCAAAGTTATTTATACTATAGGTAAAATTTGGTAAATTTTTTAGCTTATTATAAACTTCCGTTCTATGTGAATTTGGTCTACCAAACTTACAAATTAAATTATATTTAGTATTTAAATTTATTTCAAAATTATATTTGTTTAAATACATTTGTGTGATATCACCAAAAGAACCGATAGAACAATATGATTTAGTTTTTAATTTAAATGGTGAATCTTTTCTAAAAAAATTAAATATAATATGAACATTATCATCTAATATTTTATTTATATCATTTTCATTATCACAACTATCCCAATACAATTCAGATGCCCATAAAATAACTTTGTCATATGATTGTGCAAATTTAGTCGTATTTATGTGTTCTAAACATTTTAGTATCAAAGAATCACATTCTATAAATGCAATATTTTTTTCTGTTTTTTTGTATTTGTTAAAAACATTAATCATTGTTGTGTATCTCTCATCTTCCATTTGAAACAAAGTATTATTGCCCCGTAATAGTGTTAGAGAATTACTACTAAGATTATATTTAAATAAACTTATCATCAATAAACTTTTTTAAAATATTTGCTATTATTTTATACCCTTCATTGTTTGGATGTAATCCATTTAAATATTGTTCTTTGGTAAACCTTTCTTTATCTTCCCAAATATCACCATCTATATTTTTTAAATCATCATATATACTTGAATCATATTTGTAATAAAATTCCTTATTTACGTTTTTATTTGGTTCGGATTTTTCAAAAGCGTTACACATTATATATGGTATATTATAGTACTTACAAAAATGCTGTAATGATATTTTATACATAGCTGTGTATGTATCTAATAATGATTCATCAAATAAATTTGTATAAAAATATTTTCTAAATTCTTTATCCCACTCATTATCCACATCTTTCCAAAATCTATTCGCTTCACTTTTCAGTAAATCTTTACTCCAAACTAACCACCGATTATCTTCTGCATATAATTTTGGTAAGTATAGTATTCTATCTCTAAGTTTAGATGACCACATAAATACTACTAATGTTTTATCATCTATAGATTTTCTAAACCTAAAGAAGTTATTCATTATAGTTTCGTTAGAACCACCTGATGTTCCATATACTTCAAATGGTATATTGTATGAATCTGCTAAGTGTTTAGTATAAGAATGTTGTACTCTTAAATCATACAACTCTTTATTACCACCAAAGAAATCTCTTTCACCATCAGCATATTCTAATGTTTGTTCTAACTTATAATCAAAACCTTCACCAACAGTCCAGCTATCTCCAAAGGAAACTATTTTGTCAAATTTCATATTCCCATTAATTTTTGTGATATGATATCTGTAAAATCTGTTTTTTTAGAATCCTTCAGAGTTTTATTCACTTCTTTAAATCCCATATCAGATGCATCTTTATCTGTGGGTTTTATATTTTTTGTTATAATATTTTGTTTGTTAAAAAAGCTAACATAACGAAGTGCTTGTTCTTGTGCATCGTTATCTAATAATATTTTTATTTCCTTAACACCATTTCTAAAAATGTTTTCCATAAGTGTTTTGGGTACAAATTTACCTAATAAGGGAATAGCGTTTCTTTTCACCGCCATAGCATCAAATACACCTTCTACTAAGGTTATTGGTTCATTCCAGTTTATTTGATTTTCGAAGATTGTAACATTTTTCGAAACCGGCGGATTCTTATACTTAAACTTTTCCTCATCATATACAGAACGTGCGATGAAGTAATTGAGTCTATTATCCAAATCATAAGATGGAATAATAATACGATTGGCATAATGACCAGAATCACAATACCCGATATTATACCTAATGATATCTTCGTTGGTGATACCCCTTTGCTTGACATATCCCATTACCTTTCTGTACAACGGGTTTAATCCCTTTGGTACATTTAGTAGTGATTGAAACTCATTGGGTAACCTAAGTTCTACCTTATCTTCATTGGTAGTAGAAGATGTTACAATGTAATCATCTCCATATATTTCATATATTCTTTTAAGCTTCTTACTATCAACATGCAATCTTTTAAGTAAAGATTGTATTTTTTTACCTTTAGAATCACATACCCAACAATGCCATTGTTGAGTTTCTAAGTTGACTTGTAACTTCTTTTTATGATGATGACAGAATGGACAATGATGTGCTTGTTCATTACCTCTTAAAGATGTTCCTACACCCAAAGTATCATCTAATATGTTTATAACCTGTTGTTTATTTCTTTGCGTGAGCATAAGATATACAATTTACTATGTAAATATACGAAAAATATTTTACAATTCCAAGTCTTTTCTAAAGAATTTTCCTAAAATATTATCATTTAACGAGTGTTCTTCCCCTAAAACGTTATGTTTTATCTGTTCTTCCACTTCGTAATACGTTAATGCTTTTTTTGATTTACAATATCTGAGTATGATTTTTTCGATATTATCGGTTTGCCATTCGTTTACTTGAGATTGGGATGATTGGTATCCTTGCCACTTCATCTCTTTAATTACCTTACGCTTACGTTTCATACCTTTTAGCGGTGGTAATGTTCTATGTGAGTAAAGTTGCTTTTTTCCGATGTAAAAAGCGCCTGTTGATGTGTTTCGTATTTTATATACGAATCCTACTGTTCCTTCAGGCATATCGGAAATTTCGGTAATGTACTTACCGCCGTATGTCCATGTGGGCATAAGCAAAAATGTTTTATCGTTGAACTGTATCCGAGTACTTTTTTAAGTTTAACTTTGCTCCTCTAGCTTTTTCTAAGTTAGCGGGTTTCATTAAATCTTTTCCACCATCAAGTGATACTGGAGTTTTGTCTTTATCAGAGCTACTCTTAATTTTTGCGAATTCTGAGCCTTTGTATAAATCTTCTATTGATGCCATAATATTATTCCTCTTTTACTTATATATAAATATAAGATTTTTTATTAAACATACTAAATATCGAATCTAACTATGAAGTTAACTGGATAATCAGGTAAGTTTTGTATTGGTTTAGGTAACTTTGCTACTGCTAGCATTTCATTTTCATTATTATATAAACCGATTGTTGTAATCATAGGTACTAAATAAGAGCCAGTCAAATCTGTTGAACCTGAATCCCAATAATCATCCCAAGAACCTGATATACTTTGGCTTACTGAACCAGAATAAAATGGAGTTCTTGCTATATGATTTATTACCTTTATATTTGTTGAACCTGTTGGTAATCCTCTTTGTAGTGGAGTAGTTTCCCAATCATATGAACCTGATAAATCTATTTCTATTGCAGTGGGGTTTTGAGAATAATTAAATTCACAATCACCAACTTCTATAAAATATTCATGTTCGTATATTGTATGGGTAGCTTTATATTTCATTGTGTATCCTTCTTGTAAGGATGTACATTTAGAATCAGTCATCACAATTAAACCATCTGCATAAAATACATTACCTACTACAAAATTAGCCCAATTAGAAATTAATTCAAATGGGTCTTCGCCTTCAAATCTCATAATACCACATTGAAAATCTGCGGTTAATATTTCAACTGGTGCTTTTGCTGTTACTCTTGGGTCTGAACCAGGTCCTGGTACTATCGTATTTATGTTTATAGAACCACTTTCAAAATCAACTAAATCAGTTGTACCATAATATTCATTCCCATCAAAATCAGCAAAGTTAACAATTCCATTTTCCTCATCTAATAATAATAGTTTAGCTGCTCTATTTGATTCTATTAAATTACCATACCCATCATCTACTATTTTATAAGTTTTACCAGGGTCAACTTTTCTTTCATTCGTAAATAGTTCAATAGAACCTGGTTTTATTTCTTCACCAAATTCTGATTGAGATATTAATAAGATTTCGAATTCGTTTGATAATTCTCTTTGATTACCATATGCATATTTAGCAAATTTACCAGCTCCAGTTAATGGACTCATCTTATTATCAGGATGATAATAATTAGCTTCTAAAGATTTATGTAATATTCTTTGATATAATCCTTGTGTTTTTGCATCCGTTTCTGGTTTAAAAGTAAATTCATCATCATACCCACCCTTTGTTAAATCAGAAGAACTCACAATTGTAAATGGAGCATAATCGGCTTCACTTATAACATATGACTTATGAGTCTTAAATGGTCTTATATTCGCATTTGGTTGCGGTATTTCTTTAAACATAGATATATCCTCTTTACTCTATATAAATATCACAAAAAGAAAAACCTCACTTTTGATGAGGTTTTCTGTTTTTAAAATGTGTGCCTGTTATTAAAAGTCTAACTTAACTTTTACCAATACTTCTTTATCAAAAGATTTTGCAACAGGTTGTGATGTTTTAGCTACTGCTAATAGTTCACTTGCGTTATTGTAAAGTCCGATTGTAGTAATAAACGTTTTTGGGTCTCTTCTAAATGAAGATACTGCAAATGCGTTATCAGAACCACTTACGAATGTTGGGTTGTTAGAGAAGTTGTATTCTCTGTTTGTTGCTCTTACGAAGTAATGTGAAGTAGAAACGTTTTCTGTTCTTCTTGCTTCGAAATCAGCTCCTTTAACCATTGCTTCATACAACCAATGGTGTGCTTTCTTATCAGCATCTATACCAACTGCCTTTGAACCTGTCATTGAGAATCCACCAGCTGAACCTGTATCTAACGAAGTTCCTATTGTAGATTCTAAAGCGCCAGGGTTAAGAATAATCATTCCTTGGTCAGGATAGAATAATCCAAATCCTTGTCCTTCCATTGCGCCCGAAGTATATGTTCTTTCTATAGCTGCTTCATTTGCTGAACCTAAGTTCAATGAACCACTTACTACATTAAATATTCTTCCTGATTTACCAACTGTATCTGAGAATTTCTTACCACTATCATCAATAAACGTATGTGTACCTCTTGAACCACTTAATTTAAGTGACCAGTTACCAGCATCCATTTGTTCTTTATATCTAGCTCTTGCTATGTTAATTACAAAGAAATCTTCTGTATTGTGTCCCAATCCAGATGAAGATGCGAATGTAAAGTGTGAATCTCCTTGGTCTAATAGTACAGAACGATATTGAGAATAAGTTGCTTTAGTAGGATTCTTAGCATTATCATTAGTTGCAAGGGAGACAGAACCACTACCACTAATATGACCATATGCTACTGCAAACTGAAGGTTTGCTCCTGCTGTATCGTTAAATACATTATAATAATAATCACCTGATGAAGATGCCGATTGAGATGAAGTATAGAATGATGTAAGTGAACCTGTATCACCTGACCATAATCCCGTTGTTACTACTTCAACTTTACCAGTAATTAAATCAAATTGATTAAATCTTTTATAAATACCTGTTGCTGCGCTGATACCACTTGCTTCAAGTTGGTCTCCGCCGGAGAGGTATTCATTAACAATTCCTGCAATTTCCTCAGAGGATACTAATCCATCTGCATTTTGAAGGTATTGTGCTAACTCATTAGTTAACGATGCTCCTTGTTGTCCTGTTATTTCTGCCATTTTATTTTATCCTCTATTAACTATTAGGTATATATCCAACTTTAACTGGGATAGTTTGTGAACCACCCGTTTCGTTTCCATATACTGTTATTGTTGTTTTAATTGATTCAGTTATATTTGGATTAGGAATAAATTCAAATTTTAATCCACTTTCAACTGCTGCTGTTGTAGTAACTTCATCACCTAAAAATACAGGTACTGAACCAGCCGAGACTGCCAATCCACTACCAACGATTGTACCAGCGTTTTTATTTGCTAATACAACTGTATATCCTGCTGTTCCATTTCCAGCGGGAGATGTTGTAGGTGCTAGTGCTACTTCACCACTATTCTGATTTACAGAGATAGATGGGATACCAAATTCTACTTTTGGAATCTTAGTAGTACCTTTTGGTAAAGTTACCAATTTATATCTTAATACTTGTGTTTCATCGGGAGATGCTTCCAAAATCGGGATTGCTTTAATTGCTGCATCATAATATGCAGAACCCTTTGGATGAGCTGGTTCATATAAACCATAATCTATTTCATCATCTCCTAAAGCAAATCTCGTAATGTTTAAACCCTCACCTGTTGCGAGCTTTTCTCTACCTTTCTTGGTAAGAATCGCATCGACTGTAATTTCTGTGTTGTCTAAATATGCCATAATGTTTTATTCCGTTTTAAAAAGTGTATCACTTTCAGTATATAAATATAACTAAATTTAATTTTCGATTAATTATTCAACTTCTAATATCGGTTCTCCACTTCCTCTACCACTATCTGATACTTTTAATGTGTTCGGATTCGTAGTAAATGTTTCAATTGGAGGTGTTCCATCCAATGTAGTTGCTATTGTTTGCTTACTCCCATTATAGTACGAATTTTCCATACCACTTGTTTTATCAGATGTATTTCTGTAGTGAGTTGGGAAGTAACCATCATATAGAGTAACCTGTATAACTGTTCCATCTGGGTCAACATCTCCAACTTGGGGTGCTGAACCACTTGGTGATTGTATTGTTACTATAGAAAATTCTTTTGTTTTAATTGCTAATTTTGTACCTAAACTTGAATCATTAGAATCAACATTAACTTTTTCTTTGTATTCTCTACTTTTCTTAACTAAATATACTTTAATTTTTTCTTTTACAAAATTATTATCTACATCTCTAAATGTTCTATGTGCAAATCCATTCTTACCAGGACCTATACCAAATCCAGCTACTGATAGTGAATCGTTAGATAATCCAATTATATTATCTTCTGTAAACGAATCCAATTCAGTTGATATAGAACCTGTTTGTTGAGCATCCACTACTATTGAGAATCCACCCATATCAGAACCAGAGTTTCTTGTTATTACAGCCGCTAATTCATTTGTATCATCAAAACTAATATTACCATTAATATCTTGAATCTCAACTGTTAGCTCTTCCAATGTTGTATCGGTAATCGTACCATCCAATCCTTCAATAGATACAACAGGTACAACAGATTCCGAAACATGCAATAAAGCTTCCTTTGGTATAAACTCAGTTGAAACTTCGGGTGGTATATCAACAATCGATGATGAATGATGATGTACAGATGCTTGTGGTTCTATGTTTTTTACTTTATTTCTTTCTAAGAAATGTGGTTCTATTAACAACCCATCAATTAATTTTACCCTAGCAGGTATTAACTGATGTAAAGTTTCAAACATAGATTTATCTATATATTTTATTAAATTAATATATTCGTATATGTTTAAATCATATCTACCAAATACATAATTTCTTAATGTATTTAAATCTGGATAATGGTCTTTATATAAATCTTTAGGGTCTCCAATGTAATCATCAATCACAAAATCAGGTAGTGATTTGATAATATCCATATTTAGTTCTTTTGTTGGTGATAAAAATATACCTAATTTATTAGAATCTATTGGAGCTTTATCAAATGATTTTTTTGTACTTCTTTGTCGGTAACTCAAGTCCATATCCAATGTTTGAGTTTCAAATCTAAATTTATCAGCTGGTGCGAATCCTACTGATGGTACTTTAGCCGTTACTTGTCTTTCATATATTTCAAAGTTATATGGATAGTTTGGTCTATTTTGGAAATTAGATGCTGTAGCGTATGCAACATCATAATCTTTCTTAACTGCTATATTTGTTATAGATGTAGATACATTTAGGTTTTCAGGTTTTTCAAAATCTAATCTAAATTCTAAATCTTGAGTAGATGATGATATGTGATTACCATTTGTTTTATCAGGCATAAACGTATGGTCTCTCAGAATAGATGATGATAGAGCTGAGCTCCATATTCTAAATTCATCCATTGAACCCGTAAATCCATCTCCTAATGAAATTTGAGAACCACTAAAGAAAGTATCTACATTATTAAATGAACCTGTAGTACTACCAGTAACTTCCATTCTTATTCTTCCTTGGAAATCTTGAGCTGCAAATAAATCAATAGATGCCGATGCTGGTCCTTGTGAAGCTGTATGGTAATTTACATTTACTGCAATTTGTGTGTATTCATTATTAAATAAAGAACCCGAATGTGAGTAAACATATCCTTCGGATGATGAATAAAATAATCTACCTAATGTACTAACTTTATGTTCTAATCCTATATTCCAATGTGGTTCATTACTAATAATAGTTTGATTATTTCTTTCATTAGTTTTTACTCTAAATTCAAGTGCATGTGAGGAAGATACTTCATTTGTTACATTCCAATCTACATTCACCTTAGAATCATAATCAGCTTGGAATACTGCAGCTGCGGTTCTATCATCAAATGTAAATGTAGAACTTTGAGATTCTGTATTTCTTGGTCCACCAAACTCCATAATTGTAAGAAGTGATGATGGAATACCATATGTTGTTAATAATGCACTTATACCTCTACGAGTACCTTTGTGTTTTAATAAGTAAGGTAGATTATTAAGTATTCTTCTCCAAATGGTACTTTCGTATTCTTTACCTGTTTTAACTAATTTAGAAGTTTGATTAGAATCTCTATATCCTAATGCGTACTCCCATAATTGAGATGAGTTTTTAGAAGAAGCTGGTATCCAACTATAATTTTTAAGAATGTGTTTTAACATATCATCAGTTACACCCATTCTATGTTTTTCTTCAACAGTCTTTAATCTTTCTAATCCTTTAATATAACTCCATATAATATCAAAGTGATGACCAATCATTTGTAAGAATAATTTATAATCATCATTTTCAGAATCTACTGCTATAAATTCAGGAATATTATTTACTAAATAATTTTCATTTAGTGAATCGTAATCAGAAGAAGCTACAATAAGAGAATTAAGCCAAGCTATGGAATCACCACTTCCAGTTGATTGTAGTGTAACCCCATCGGCCTTTTTTGGATAAGCTAATGATGAAGTTGATTCATATAAGAATTTTTCAAACCCATCAAAATTCACTAAAACATCATTCTGTTTCTTTACTATAGATTCTTTTTCTCTAAGTACACTTAATGAAGATGTTGCAGAACCAACTGCATTGTTTAAGTTATCTAATGATGAACTATATATTTCTAACAATGAAACTTTATAATGAAAGTTTCTACTTCTTTCTTCAGATGAACCAAAGTGTGAGAAGTTATCAAATGCATAGTTTTCTGTTATAGTACCATCTGCATCCCATCCTTTATCAGTTTCTACATAATCATATGAAGATGATATGTACTCTATTTCTAACTTATCTGTATCAATTCCACTCTTAGATACAAATGTATTTATTAACTTTGCTGATGATTGAGAACCACTATCTACTAATTCATCTATTAGTGTGTATCCCATATCACTTGGTGTTCCACATAGATTTACACCAAAATTAGGTCCTTTTAATGGTACACAATATTCTTCCGCATCATCTATGATAGAAATTTCTTCAATTACAGATGGTGTAATTATTTTAGATAAAAATAATGTAGAGTTTGGTTGAATTGATTTTTCTAATGGTTCATATAATTTTAAAACCAAACTATCAAATCCACCACGTCTCTTATCAGTTGCTTTACCTGTTATAGGGTCTGCTTTAAAATCAACAAAGGTTACATCATCCGTTTCCCAAGTTGTTATAAGTTTATTATTACCATCACCAAAATGTGCTAAGTGAGTTAGGTATTTAGATGTTTCATCATCAAATGTAGTAAAATCAAATTGGAATGCTGAACATAATCTTTCAACCACATCTCCTCTTGATAATGTTAAATTTCCTTTATCAAATGTAATAGATAATTCTTCTACTTTACCTTTTACTACTTTATCCGTTGCTGTATTGTATGGACAGAGGAATATACTAAATTTGATATTATCCTCATCTTCATCTTTTATTTTATCACCAGCTAACTTTAATATTCTTGCTATATTAAAATCAACCGCTTGTGCTTTTCCAAATTTACCATAAAATATATCAGGAGCTCCTACGGATATGTTTACATAATTTGTATTTACAGATTCATATCCAATGGTAAAATCTACATTTAATCCTCTAAAATCTGCTCCTTTTACTAACGATGGATATGTTATGTTAACAATATCAGGTCCAGGTAAGAAAGTTTTAGAAATAACATTTACAGTAAATCTTTTCTTTTCACCATCACCATATCCGGGGTTATTTGGAATTACATATCCAACATATTGTCCTACGCCTTCAGAAAATACATTTGGATTTAATGAAAATGTACCAGCTTGGTTTGTGTTGGTTCTTGCTATTTTTCTAAGTTGTAATTTAATAGTAGATGCGTTTTGAGATGCATATCCTATTATAATTCCACCTAAACCATTAGTGAGCTCACCAATGTTGATAGTAAATGAATTATTATTTAACGTTACACTTGGTTTAAGTATTTTGACTTCATTTTGCCAGTCAACATAGATAGTCATCTTACCACCTACATCAATAGTTAGTTCATTTAAATCTAACTGCTCCATAGCTGGTTCATCGGGTTGGTCATCTATTTGACCTTTTAAAATCCCAAATCCTTTTATATCATATCCTGCAACTTGTGTAATTGTTACTGTAAATGGTTTTTTTGATGAATAGTTCCCAGCTGAGTTTGTTATGTTTTCTCCCTTTACGTTTACATTAAACGTATTCATTCTTCCACCCTTAGAAACTATTAATAGTTCGGGATTTACCGGCGGTGGTGGTGGGTCATCGGTTTTTTTAGGATAATCATCTTTGATATCATCATCCTTAATATCAATTATTACTTTTTTGAAATCAAAAATTAAATGACGTAGTTGGTTGCTTGGTAATCCACCTGAAACTTCTTTACCCTTCAGATATTTTTTAACTACAATCTCGTATTTATCTACGGATTTAATTCGTGTCTTTGTTACTTTTCTTCTTTTTTTAGTAACCCTTCCTCCAAATGGAGATTTATCTCTATCGAATCTATCTCTTTCACGTCTATTCAGATTAGTTCCATAAAAACCTCCTTCAGGAGAACCCTGTCCACCAAATCCTCCAAATCCTCTATCTTCAATTCCAAAATTACCTCTTGGGCCTCGTCTTATATCTACTAATTCATCAGGTTCAATTACATCATCAAATTCATAGGTATCGTAATTTTCTTTAATCTGTACAGTTTTTGTTACACCTGTAATTGTATAATAAACTGCATCTCTACCCAATCTATTTGTATAACCAGTTAATTGAGCGGTTATTTTTTTAGTTACACCTAATATTGATTTATAAGGAAGGGTAATTACTGTAAAAGCACTTCCTACCTTTTTACCATCCATATAAATATTTGCACCACCTGGAGTTGAACCAACAGTAAGTGTAAAATCCTTATTTGGAATATCCGGCTTAGGTAGTGGTGGGTTAGGTATTGGTTTAGGATATGTTCTAATAGGTGGCTTTACATCTACCCTTGGTGGAGGTGGTATTCTTACAGGCCCCCTTGGTCTTACCCCAATTTGATTAATAACTTCTTGTTCTAATTGACCTGTATTTTGTGTAGCAAAAGGATTATTTCTAATTTCATTAGCTCTAGCATCGTACTGGTCCATCAATACAGCCATTGGTTGTAATCCTTCATTTAAAGTTCCACCCACAGTACTTGCAGCTACTCCATCTGTAAATCCTCTATCAGTAGATATTCCTCTTACCATTGGACTACCAATAGCTATTGGACGTGTAGGTCTATTTACTGGTGGTTTAACTGGTGTTTGTGACCTAAGTCTTGCTAATGCCGAATTACTTAAATTACCACCTGGTGGTGGTATAAATCTAGTATTAAATGGTTTTGGTGTTTCATATACCGCTTTTGGTTGTAAATTACGTTGAATAGTATTACCCGTTATTTGTACAGCCGTTCTAACCACCGGTGGATTATAATCTGGCTCAGCCGCTGGTTTTGATTTTCTTGGTGGTGGATTTACCCTTGGTGGTGGTAAAATTGGTGGAGCAGGTGGTATTACTACTCTAGTTGCTGTAATAGATGATGGCCTAGCATTTGAAGGCACTCTCACTATTTTCATTGGAGCTGGTTTTGGAGCAATTTGCTTAAGTCTAAGCAACTGAGCAGATGCACCAGCTGAAAGATTTAAAGTTTGTCCTCCACCTCGACTTCTCCTACCAGTTAACTGATTAGCTCTTTTGTTTCTATTTCTAAATCTATTACTTCCGCCGAATCTCATTAGTATGTATTAAATCTATTACTTCCGAAGGGGCTGAACCCACTTCCGAATGATGTTTTTCTATAACCTCCGAATGTTCCCATTCCTCCGCCACCGCCCATTGCGGCTCCTCTATCCCTCATACTTTTTAAATATGCATCTGGGTCAATTCCAACAGCTTCTGATTGTACTCTGACAGCTGGTGGTATGATTGGAGGTGGTGGTGGTGTTGGCTTTGGTGCTGGTTTAGGTATCGGTGGATTTATTTTCGCTAACTCTTTTGATAGCGTAGAATATTGTCCTGTATTAGCAGGCATTATTGGCCACTTAATTGGTGGAAATGGTTTAATAGGTGGAAAATCCAACTTCAATGGTGGAAATTTAAAAGGCAAGTTCAAAATAGGAACTGGCTTTATCTCAATAGGTTTCGGTGGTGGCGGTGGCGGTGGTGGTATATATGGCTTAGGTTTAACTATGATTGGTTTATAATTCTTAACCTTACATAGTTCTTTCTTTACAATTCTACCTCCTCCAGTTGCAACTACCGAACCTTCTAATGCACATATTTTAGAGCTACTACCTGGCTTCAGATTAAATTTAATCTTATTGCCATTCATATCTTCATAACTAAAAAATGCTGATAGCATTTGATAGCATCCTCCTCCGCCTCCTCTTGCTACAGGTGAAATACTTTTACCAAATCTACTTTTACTTGGTCTTCCTATTTTACCATTTGCAGTACATTGATAAAAATAATATACTTTTGGTGGTGTTTTAATAATTACAGGTTTCGGTGGTGGCGGTGGTGGTGGTTTAACAGTTACCCTACCTTTTTTTATTGGTCTTGGTTTTATTACCTTAGCAACCACACTAGCCTTAGTATCTAATGTTTTATTAGATGTAAATTGTTGAAGTATCTTTCCTAACTTATCTCTTGATTCTAGCATAATTGGGCTAGCTTGAGTTTTTCTTATAATATTACGTTTAGGTAAAAAGTCCTCAATAACATCACAAACTATTTGATTGGATACTTTATATAATCTCATTATATCCAAAGCAGCTGATTGTTTTCTTCGTAATGGTTCACCATATCTACTACTTTTTATTTTAAATTCTTTACCTGCTATAAAGTGGTTTAGAGCTTCTTTAGATTTCTCAACCACTCTTCTTAAAAAATCATCTATATCAGGAACTTGAAATTCTGATTTAACTAATTTTATCCAATCCTCACCATATGCGTTTTGTAATACTTTCTTAACCGATTCAGCATTTAGTGTAGATTGGAATGCTTGTAATCTATTTACAATATCATCTCTAAATTCACCATCTCTGAGGAATATATCATATCGAGTTAATAAATCGTTTTGTAATCTTTTATTCTCAACCTTTAATGGTAAAACCCTAATTTCAGTTCTTGATGGTGATATTTCATGTACCCAAAGTTTATTGGTTTTTTTCTCACTACCAACTCTTTTATTAAGTAGTGTTACTTGGGTTTTAAATATACCATTTTTATATCCAGCTTCATTAATTAGTTTTTCAACATCAACAAAATACTCATTTGGTTTATTTGATACTTGAGGTCTCACAATTAGAATATATCTTCTAATGGCTTCTTTGTTAGATATATCTACATACCTTACCATTTTACCATCTTTACCTTGAGGTAAAATATTATCACCTTGGTCATATAAAATAAATTCAATAGTATCAGTCATACCTCTACCAAAGTAAGCAGGAAGAGAACCTCTCTCAAAGATTTTCCTATCCTTCTCACTAACGTAGTAGCCGGTCTTATCTAAAATACTTTTAAAATTTTTTATAGCCATTTTATTCTTTTAAATGTGATTTAAATTCATCAAATGATTCAACTAAAACTTTTTTAAGTAGGAATCTATAAATTCTATCCCCACCATAATTATCGTAAACATAATAAGATAGATGTTTTCCTACCCAATGTATTGCTTGACCCAATAAGTTGTTTGTTTTTACAACTCCCATTTGGTGAGCCATCCAATGACACCAATATTTACTCATACCATAATAAACCAATCCAGTGTATTGTGGATACTTTCTCATAAAGTTAACAATATGTTTAGACCACATTTGATAACCTACAACCAATTTTGGGTCTTTTAAGAACATAGCATCTCCCCAATCTTCATCCGCTCTGAATATCTCATATGGAATCCAACCTTGATGATATAATTCAGCACATACTATTTTCTTACTGTTCTTATCTCCTCTGTAACCTGCGCTGAATACAACACTTTCAGCTCCAGACTTTACAGTTAAGTTTCCTTTTTTATCTCCCTTCATCCATCCACCTTGTTTTCTACATATAAAGTTTCTACTCTCACCAGATGCAACTGTACCACTACCCGGTACTGCTAACCAACTTGTTGAACCATCTTTACTAAATGATACTGATAGTGGTTCTTCTGATATATTTAATACCTCAATAGTTGGTCCATTCTTCCAACCTGTATTTGGTCCTTTTTTAGCTTGATAATATCTTAAATCTGTGCTTTTGGGGTCTGCTTTTTCTTTTATAATAGCTGTAAATTTATTTCCAGCTGCTTTACCCCCTTGAGCAAGTTGAGCTGATTTTCCAGATAATGATTCTTCTAAAGATGCAACTTGTGAAACCAATGCTTCTTTTTGTGCAGCTAAACCTTCTACTTGAGCTTCTAAGGAAACTCTCTCTATTGCTTCTAATGTACCCTTTTGTATTGATTGTTGTAAATCATTTACTGTACCTACAAACTTATCATTGGTAGCTTCTGATTGATTTTCAGCAATTGCTACTCTAACCAAAGATGCATCTAAATCAGCTTTAAATCCTTCTATTTCTGACCTTAATGCTCCAGATATTCCTTTTTGTGATTGTAATTCCGACCTTACATCAGCTAATAAACTGTTAGCTTGTTCTAACTGAGCTAAAACTCTTTCATATTCATCTAATTCAACTACATCAACCTTTGGGTCTGGTTTAGATTTTATAAGTTCATTTACAGAAGTATCAATTGCTTTGATTAACTCTTCCTCATCATATTTCATTCTACGAAGTCTACCAGCAATTTCTCCATCCATTTCTCCACCCATTTGTGGAGCAAGAAAAGTGTGCCTACCAAATTCATCTAATGATTTGAGAGCGCTAGAACCACTTTGTTGTAGTTCAATTATTCTTTCTTCTTTTTCTAATGCCATTATTTAGTTACTTCAAAAATATAATCATCATCAAAAAATTCAACAGAACCACTACGTTCTATTTTCAATTCTACTTTATAACTTCTGTTAATTTCAAAATTTGTAAAATCTAAACTAATTCTACTTTTATCGTTGTATGTACTTAGTTTAGAATAATCCGAAAACGGAATTATAATATCATTACTTTCGAAATCTCTAATTTGGTAGAATGATGATGTTGGAAGTAAACTGCCTGTGGAGTATCCGAATGTGTTGTTGAATGTTTTTTGTGGATACAATTCTCTTGCGAATACTTCAATATCAGCTCTAGTTCCCTCTTTGTAAGATTTCTTTAATCTTTTTAGTGATATTTTGTATTCTTCTGGTAAATCGGTTAGTGAACCTGTTTCATACCTACTATCATCCCAACCTATTCTAATTTTTGGTTGGTATATTGTATTGGTATCTTTACTAAAGAATTTTAATTGTCCATAATCTATATCATCATTCTCTTTGCTATCGCTGTGTTTTATGATAAATCCTTCATTTGGGTAATTATCATCTAACCAAAACGAAAGAGATGAAGATACATCAATTTCTAAATCAGTTGATTGGTATTCATATGATTGGGTTTGTTCGGATGCGGTGTACCACATACCACCTCTACCATCATAAGAGCCAGTAGCCAATCCACCATTTGGAACTTCGGTAGGTAGCCACTTACTACCACTTGCTCTATAGTTCCAAGTACAACCATCCGTTGATATGTTATCAAAACGAGTACCTATTCCCATTTCCCAAGATTGAGATATTGGGTGTATATGTAATGAGTATGCTAATGCTATTTCACTTGGTTGTGTTTCTCTGATTACTATCTGTGCTTCACTCATAGTTACTGCTCCAGATGATAATTTGGATGGAAGTGTATTTAAATCAAATTTTACTAAAGAACGAGCAGTATCCTTTAAGTTCCCATAATAAACTTTAGACACTTCTAATATCTCATCCAATCCTGTATTCTGTACAGCTTGCTGAGAAAATATTGTTGTGTCCTTAGATGCGGTTAAAAAATAATACATTATACAACTCTTCCTTTTATATCGTTATCTGGATACTTAATTTCAAATATTGATGGGTCTAATGAAGGATAAATTTGTTTATTCTTCGTAGCCGCCAATACATCATATGCGTTTGGAGAATATCCAGATGATTCTCCACATAAATTTTTAAATGTACACTCTACAACAGATTGTACACCTTCGATGTTTCCAATAATCATTTCTACTTCACCAATATTGATTGGCATATTAAATGTCCAATTATCGATTTCAAAATGTTCTTTTATCGATGAGATACAGTTTGTTAATACTTCTCTCTTATTATAATCTCTATACACTCTTATAGAGAAATCTAATCCCATATTTATGACAAATCCATCCATTAAATTTATACCATCAGTTAAAACTCTAAATTCATTTAAATATGTTTTTATATTTTGTTTAACTGCTATGTTTAATGGTGATAAATGCTTATCAGAATTGTATCCCAATACATAAAGGTTTACCGCAAATGGATTATTTTTTTCTTTAGTATTTGATTTTTTGTTTGATAAAAACTTAGTTACTTTTTCTTTTACATCCTTATCTGATATATCTCCATCTTCTACTAAATCTTGAATCAATGTACTGAACTCAGATAGTGAATCAGGTGATGCTAATATTGATGCTGGTGAATTATCATCTAAGTTTCCATCAGCTGCAACAAATGCTTTAGTTACGTTACCAAACTTAGGTGGCATTGATAATGCTCTAACTTGATAATCCTTAGCGGTTACTGCTCTGTTTTGAGAACCAAAGTTTGCTATAGCGTTTTCTCTTATCTCTTCTAAGGTTTCTGCTCCTCTACCACCTTTAGCTGGTTGGTCGTTGTTTACTGCTAATGAATTTTTAGCTTGAGCATATAATCCTCTTTTTACTTCATCGAATATTGTTAAATCTTCATCAAAGTTAGCATTTGTTATTCTTTTAATTGTATTAGATGCTACATTTGTAGAAACACCACCCCCTACAAAATACTTAACTGTTATAGTAGTATTTTTTGGAGATTGTCCATATGATTTTGTCATTAAGAAATTAGATGGGTCAAAGGATGCGCCTAATCTATTTATAGAATTTGGTAATCCTAAACCTACATTCTTAAAGTTTGGTATTAGTAATTCATCATCCTTACCAGCATCACCACTACCAAATTGTATTGTAGTAGAACCATTTGGATTAATTACACTTTTAAATCTTCTTGGTGTTTTTATTAGTTTTAATATCGATGGAACTGTATCTTTAAATTGATATAAGTCCTTATCCTGCGTTTCTGTATTTGAATATTCAACATAAACCATCTCTTGTGCTAAGTAAGGTACTTCATAGTATTTGTTATTATTACTATCTCTTACATCATATATCTGAATAACATCAGTATCGGGTATATCTATCTTAGCAAATTCCCCAGTACCTGCTCCAAATGTTATTTCTAATTCTTTTTCTGTTGCAGATATCACATCTACATATTTTTTTACTAAGTAGAATGTTGGTGTATTAGTATCACCATCTCTTTCATAGATTGTTATTTCTCTACCATCTTCTACTGAGAAATCTAATAATTCTGTTGTTCTAAAGGTTACACCATCAGCATCAACCTCCATACCTTCTTTTACTCTTAAAAAATAATCACTATCTGGTTCATATCTTAAATCACCACTAGCTATTGGGTCAGCTTTTATTCTCGAAGGTACTAATTGATAAACAGTCAAATTAGTTACCGCTGGTGAAGTTACTTTTGGTTTATATCCCATAAACTTAGATAGTTCAAATATATTCTCTCTATCTTCAGCAGTTGTTAGTAATGATTCTTTTAATGTATCATCGATATAATAACCCAATACATCACCAACATAAGATGCCATTTCAATGAACATCATACCAGGTGATGACTCGTTAAAGTCATTGTAAGTAGAAGGGAAGTAAGTTTTTGCGAAATCCATTAGATTAGTTCTAAATGCTTCGAAATCTTTGTTAAGGTATTTTATATCCCTACCCTTATTCTTAAAATTCTTTATTTGATTATTTAATGCCATATTATTCTGAAACTACGAAAGTTACTGTATCTAACGTTTGTTGTCCTTCTAATTTAAATTTAATTGAAACCGATGCTTGATTGAAATCAGTCATCTCTTTACTAATATCAATATTTATTTCTTCTGCCACAACATATGGTAACCATTGTTCTAATGCTGAGTTTATTGTTTCTTCAATATCCTCCTCTAACGTATCTGTGGCTTGTTCAAATAACAAACCATGCAATCCACTACCAAATTCAGGTTGAAATAATCTTTCTCCTCTTTTAGTTTTTAAAAGATTAATAATATTACTTCTCACTTGTTCAGTAGTTGTAAACGATTGGGCAAAATATCCAGTGTTACCTCTTTGTAGAGGTAATGTTAAACCGATTGCAAAGTTGTTAAACTCTTCTGTATCGATTACTAATTTTTGCCCTAATTCGTAAGCCATCTCTCTTTCCTATACTATCGTTTAAATCGTTTTACCAATTCACTATTATCTCTATTCAAAATTTTATCCAAACCAGGCAACCCAGTCTGAACACCTAATCCACCAGATTGTGGTTTACTTGCTCCACCCGTTCTCATATCACCATATCCCATTTGTTGAGCCATACTTTGTCTCATATTAGATACCGCATCTGTTCCTACAGGTTGTTGTCCCGTTGGTACATTATGAGTTCCAAACGAAACTGTCTTATCATCAGCAACTGCTGTATGTGATTGAGCCGTTTCATTTAGTATTTTATTCAATGCTTGATTTTTTGTATAACTTACATTTGGCGCAGTATCTGTTCTATCTTGTTCTAATACAGCTTCTGCTAAGGTAAATGGGTCTACTTCTGCAGCTTTCTTTTGAGGTTTCGATTTAATCCTTGATTGAACCGCCTCTTCTAAAATTTTTGGGAATTGGTTTTGTAAGAAGTTTAATTGTTGTTTTTTAACCTCAACTTCTACCAACGCCTTAATAACTTTAACTAATTTTTTAGATTCCATAATTGTATTAATGTGTTTTTCTTACTATAAATATATGTTTTAAATATTTTGATGTTTTATCCCGGCACAGTAAATGTACTCCACATAATTACACCAGGACCCGGTACAGGCGATGGACCAGCAGGATATAATGATATTGTATTGATTATACCCGATACGGATGTTAGGTGTATCTGAGCTGCTGCTACAAATCCATTTATAAAAATCATAACATTTTGATTAGGTGGAGTTGGTATATCTGTACTCCATTGACCTGGATTATTACAGGTACCAGCAACAAATTGTATGTTAGCTATAGAACCGGGTGCAGGTGGTGGAGGTGGTGGGCCTGTTAGTGTTAACCCCGTCCAATATCCTAATACGGCTGGACCTAGCTTTTTTATCCAAGGAAAACTTCCTGATTGTTTTGAGAACCCTTCCCCTAAACATGCTTTAATCTGTACTTCCATTAAAGAAGTATTACCTTTTTGTATTTTAGATAAATTAGGATTTTGTGTTCCGAATGATTTTACACAATTATCATATTCCTTTGTTAGCTTTGCAGCAAAATCAGCTTGTGATGGAGAACCACCTTCGGCTTCCATATACGATTTCATGTTTTGTTTGAATATTCCCCATCCCATTTGTTATACCGTAAAGTTTTGTTTACTAAGAATAGTTTCTAATTTATTCTGTATAGCAGCATATTTAGCAGCGTTAGTTGGTGGACCTGATGGACCTGCTGGTGTTGGATGAATCTCAGCTTGTAGTTCTGTTAAGATTTCACCTAAAATATCTATTAAGGTTTGTCCCAACGCAACCGGCTCATCTTCGTTTCCATCTTCTCCTAAATAAATCTTACCCCCATCACTATTGATAATAAAGTTATTACCTTGAGTATTCCATTCCATATGGTCATTTGTTTGAGCAAATATACCACCCTCATTATCTATTGATAAGGATTTATCCGAAATAAAACCATAATTACCTTTGGAATAAAAAATCATTTCAGATTCTTTTGATGAGATAATAATCCTACCACTATTAATTAAAATTTGGTCTCCTTTTAGTTCTGATGGATAATCCTCAAACATTTCGGGCTTTGTTTCAAAATCACTCGTACCACCATCATCAACAGTACCAGGTTGATATCCTAACAAATAATCTTGACTTGTCATTGATATAATAGAACCATCTCTACTTACATCTTCTTCTACTGGGTCTGGTTGTTCTATTTCGTTTTGAGTAATATCAGATTCTCTATTTCTAATTATAATTGTTGGTGATTCGGTTTGTTCTTCATTATTATATCCACTAAACCTAATTGATTGACCAAATCTACTTTGTATCAAAGTATCACCTTCATATAATTTTAATCTATGTATTGTTTCATTTGGTGTAAAGTAATCACCATATCCACTTGTTTCTCCAGCTGCATTTGAGTTTGATATACCAGTATTAGATGTTGATTCATATCCATCCGAATTACCCTTGGGGTCACTGTCTACCTGTCTTGGTGCGTAAGTATCATCTAATGCTGATTCTGTTGAGTTTAAGTTTTGAAACTCTCCATTATGTCTACGTTGATATCTGTAAACTCCTGATATGTGAAATAAATCAACAACTTCATTTTTTAAAGGTAAACTAAAAGAAGATGTATTCATTGGATATGCAACTACATTTCCTCCACCAGAATCACTTAATCCACCCTTACCCAAAATTTTAAATTGTATAGCTCCTATAGAACTCGGTGATGTTAATTCATCAGTAATAGCTTGAGATTCTTCATCCAATATTACACCAGTAACAATAGCCGCTATAGCTGGACCTGTTGTTGGAGATGATTTACTCCTACGCCCACTACCTACACTAGACCTTCTGTTCTTCTGCATGATTAACCTTTTGTTTTAATTCTTCAACTTCATTAGTTAGTTCATCAACCTTTTCTTCTGCTTCTTCAGTTGCATCAACAACAACTCCTTCTAATTGTTGTAGTAGTTGTTCTTTTTCTTTATCAGAAAGGAAACCAGTATCTCCTTCAGCTTTATCCTTTGATGCAATCATTCGTTGTGCAATCGCTGCCATTTTAATTAATGATTCATCGTTTCTAACTGATGTATCTATTAGGTCTTTTAGTATCGGACCAATAACTGCCATATCCCCAGCATGTCTAATTACCTTTTTCATTTCAGCAATTAGTTCTGAGATTCTTTGTTTTTTGTTTTGTTGATTATCATAGATATTTTTAAACAATCCACTTAAATCTTTTCCCGGAAATAATTCAAAATCTGTACTCATAATTTTTATATATTCTCTTGTATATAAATATCACAAACAAAAAAACCTCACTTTTTCAAGTGAGGTCTTTCTATAATGTACATTTCTATTACTAGCTATTACGCCTTCTTTTTTAGAATGTGGTATAAAACGAATGCACCTACTAAACCTAATAGACCTTCGTTACTTAATGAACCTAATATACCCATAATGTTATCCACTACTGATACTTCAGGCCAAAAAGGAATCGCTGCTCCCTTAAATAGTACTTCTAATACTACACCAAGCGCAATGATACTAATACCAATTTCTGTAAGTGATTTTGCCCAATCACCAATTTTATTTAGAAATTCCATATTATCTCTCCTCTGTTTTAATTAATTGTCAAATAACTTTTCCATATTACAAAACGTCGGACATGTCAACAATAACTATAGTATATATTAAATAAAAAGTATGATTTAGATTTTAACACCAAATGGGTAAACACTATCGAGTGTCAAATACTAAATAATCTTTTTTGTAATCAAAATATTGTCAATTACTAAATAATCCAAATCACAATTCATAAATGTATCAATTGCTTCTTGTGAATCTCTAACCATAGTTTGGTCTTTTAGATTAAATGATGTATTAAGTAGTATTGGATACTTTGTAATTTTTTGATATTCTTTTAATAGTGAATACATCTTAGGATTAAAATCCTTTTTTAAAGTTTGTACTCTTGCTGAACCATCAGTATGTGTAATCGCTGGTAGTTTTTTTCTGTGTACTGGTTTTACATTAACTATTTGATTCATATATGGTATTTCTATAGTAGGTGTAAAGAATTTTCCCATTTCAGCAAAAGTACACATTGGTGCAAATGGTCTAAATCCTTCTCTTTTCTTAACTACAGAATTAACTCTCTGTTTCATTTGTGGGTCTCTTGGGTCTGCTAATATAGAACGATTACCCAATGCTCTAGCACCAAATTCTAATTTACCCTGAACCCATCCTATAATATTACCTTCAGAAATAAGTTTAGCTACTTTTGGTAATAATTTATTTTCAGAAATAGCTTCTATGAATATTCTATCTTCGTTTTCTTTACAAACTTTTACAATATCTAATATTTTTTCACTTGGACCTAAGAATGGTGTGGTGTTATTAATACGTTCAGAGTTTGGATTACAATGATAATAAACATACAAAGCTGCTCCAATAGCAGAACCAGCATCAGATGGAGCTGGTGGTATCCAAATATTATCAAATGGTGTTTGGTTTTGTATCTTACCATTAGCAGTTCCGTTATAAGCACATCCACCACTTAAACACAAATTTTTATTACCAGTTAAAAGATATAAATTATTTAATAAGTAAAAGAAAATCTCTTCATACTTTTGTTGGAGAATCAATGCTAAATCCTTATGAATTTGTTCAACAGGTTCATGTGGTAATCTATTTGGAATACCTAATAACTTAGATAAGTTTTTATTAAACATCATCTTATCTGAATAATGATAACTAAAGTAATCTAAGTTTAATTCATATCCTCCATTCTTTTTAGTAACCAAAGTATCGAACTTTGATGATAGTGATGAAAAACTTTTAGTATCTTCATTTCCATAAGGAGCTAATCCCATTACTTTGTATTCACCTTCATTTGGTTTGAATCCTAAAAAAGCAGTTATAGTAGAATATAACATACCCAACGAGTGTGGATATTTTATAGATTGATGAGTATCTATTCCATATGGACTACCCGTTGCCATAACAGTAGTATCCCATTCACCAACACCATCTACTGAAAGTATAGATGCTGATTTAAATGGAGAAGTGTAATAGCTATATGATAAATGAGATAGATGATGATTTCCCATCATAACATTTGCTTTTGGAAAATAACTTTTTAGAGCATAAAAAGAAGCTGCTTTCTTTTTCCATGCAAATATATTTTTATACCAATATTTTCTATATATCTTTTTATTCCTATCATCCTTTAGTATAGGGTTTTCATAGAAACAAACAATTGCTATATTATCTTTGGTTATACCATTTTGTTTTGTAATCCACTCTATAGATTGAGTTGGAAACGAATTATCATGTTTTATTCCTGTAAATCTTTCTTCTTCTACAGCTGATAAAACCTTTCCATTATAAAGTAAAGCAACTGCTGAATCGTGATATCCATATGATATTCCTAATATGTATTTATCGTTAGTATCCATCCCCTTGCCAATATTCACCATCTAAGTTTTCGTTAATTGACTCACCATCTAAAAATGAATTTAACATTTTCTTTTGATGCTGCTTCATAGTGTTTACTACTTTAGTGATGTAATGTGTTTTACAATCTGTCATTTCTCTAATCAACAAATACAAATGCTTCTTATTAAAGTTTTCAATATAATCTGCTCTTCTAAATAATTCTAATACGGCATCTGCAATTTGTATATCTCTCTTCTTTGTAAATACAAGTGTTAGATTTTTATCCCAATAAGATAACATTATTCTTCTAAATTCCGTAAACTCATCATTTTGTTCTTTTTGATAAAAGTCATTTTCAGGATTCCAAGTTACAGGCATTTCTGATATTAGTTGGTTTTTTTGCCATCTCTTATAGTTTCCATTATTATTTAATATTAAATAATTTTTTGCTATAATAGTAAAGTAAGAAAATGCTTTACCTCTTCCTTCTTTAAACATATGAATCTTTTCTACCATAGCAGATACAACTTCTCTCTGAACATCCATCTTTGGTACATCAAAGTATGTAAACTTAAATGTATTCAATACATTTTCTGCTAATTTTTCAAAAGGATATTTTATCCCTTCATTGTATATCCTATTTTTTTCTTTATCATCGGTACATTTATTATAGGCAATAATAGCTTCTTGAGCTGGTGTACCAAAATACATTTTTGATTTTTTTCTTCTTGGTCTTGGCATATTTTATCCTAAGTAATTTTGGTTTAATTTTTCAATTATAGATTTGAGTTGTTGAAATACAGAACCCACTTCATCATCTGATTCAAATGAACCTCTTAAATCAATTCGTTTCATTTCTTCTAATGTATCAGTTAGTGTTTGTGTTGTATTTAACACAACCTCTGATAACGTATCTTCCAATTGTTCGTTTTGTTTGAGTAAATTCCTTACTCCATACAAAAGTACTAAATTAGATATTACGGATATTCCTAATAATATTTCTATAATCATAACTTTTTTAATTTAATTTAATATCGTATCCACTAAATTGAGCCATATACGATGTAATCTTAGTTCCGAATCCATCCTTAAAAACTTTTCCATTTTTAAAGTATCGTTTTACAGAACCCTGTCCTCCAAGATGTGCAGCTGCCAATATACCACTTTCTGAGATGTACATACCATTAACAGTTTGTCCATCAAATACATCGATATACTTTTGAAGTTTTTCTTTGTTGTGTAGTAATAAAGCCATCATTGCTTCTTCTTGTAGTTGTGGGTTATTTAAGAATTCTTCTTTAGTTACTTTGAATCCTAATCCTTTTAAAGTACTTCTTCCAAATTGATACTTACCCATGTATCCCCATTTGTTTGTGATATTATATCTATTACCACTTTCTCTGAATCCAACATCTGTTAAGAATCTTTCTAATTCTTCTTTTTGATGTTGTTTAATTTTATTTTCTCTTTCTATATCTCCAGCTATTTGTGCTTGAAGTTTATTAGAAGGTTGTTCAGCTACCGATGAATCTATAACACCCATCGAGCAAAAGGTTGTCAATACTGACAACACTATAATTTTTCTCATAAGATTTCTCCTTTTGATTGATTATATTACTACTAATATACAAAAAATATTTGATATATCCTAATTTTTTATCAATTATTTTAAGCTTCGCCCATTGGGCCGTAGTAAAGACCCTCCAAAACATCCTCATCTAAATCTTTATTTAAGTCATATTTGACTTCTATTTCTTTAGCTTCTATGAGTAGTTTGCTATATTCCTTTGCTAGTTTTTTAAATAACTCTAAGTTTTGTTGTAAGGTTTCTGCAAGTTCTTCTTTGGTGAAGATTTTCTTTTCAATCAATAAATCAATTACACTCTGATTTATTAATGCATCATTTATATTTCTTTGATTTTCGTTATTTGACATTTTTTGGTTCTGTTATCTCTCTTATTAGTTTTTTTAACTCATCGGTTGATTCATCTCCATAAACTAAATCACCAAATCCACTTTCTATGGATTTTTGTTGATAACCTAAAGCTTGTGCTAATCTAACACAAACTACTTTGAATTCATTAATGTTCATATCATCAGGAACAGATAGTTCTACTTCATTTGCTTCCCTATTCAATTGTTTCTGATTATCTTCTTCCGTATATCTAAATATTAGCTTTCCCATGTTTTCGTTTAATTATAAGATTTCAGCTCCCATAGAAAGTAAGGGTTCTGCTTTTTTGTATTTCATAAATTCAGTATCTCCACTTGGTAACTTAACCATTACTCTTTCGTTTCTACCATATTTTTTATCAGTTTTTCTTTGGATATTGTATGCTCTAGCTGAATCAGTAATCAATATACCATCCAAGTGGTCTATCTCATGTTGAGCAACCACACATTCTAATAATCCCTCATCACCAAAGTAATTGTGACCTTCTGTACCAATCTTATCTGGCTCATCTGCTCCAAACTCAATCGTACCTAAGTTATCAGTTTCTACAGTTACAGAAACACTCCTAACTGTATTCTTTGGTTTTCTCATTGTTTTGGGAAGTGATAAACAACTCTCAATATATTGAACTGCTTCTTCACTTCGTTTAACTATACGAGGATTAACTAACACCAATGGGTCTTTTACACCAATAACACAAACTCGTTTGTTTACCCCAATCTGATTGGCTGATAATCCTAACCCTTTGTGATTTTTTAATTGTGTTAGTAAAGCTGCTCCAAGTACATCTTGCTCAGCTTTATTTTTTGGTAACTCCGTTAGTGGAGTTCGTAACTTACTTACATCTTGTACTATCTTAGTCATCGAATAAATTTAATTGATTAATATTATTTACTAATTCTCTTTTGGTATAATCATCACCCATTCTTCTACGGGTTACAGTTTTACCACCATCAGGTGATTCAAAAATCCAAGCTTTTTTATCAATAAACGCTTCTTGTATTTTTTTATTTTCCCAATACATTTCTCTTACTTTTCCTCCAAGCTCCATATCGTTTGGATATTGCTCTACTAATTTATCTATATTCATATTTTCTTTATTTTATAAAATAACTTATTCCTTGTGTTTTACTTTCAACAATATCTACAATAGGTAATTTTTTACCATTTGTATATTTCCCATCTTTAAGATGTTGTATTAGTTTTGGTACATCTTCATTAGCTCCTTTACTATAAACAGTATCGTGGAAAGCTATAATACCACCTTTCTTAACAAGTGGGTGATACAAAAGAAAATCTGCTAAAGCTGATGCATAGGTGTGATTTCCATCTATAAATAAGAAATTTATATCGTTATGCTTTTCGTAAACTTCTTCTACTATAGTTTCATCATTTGATAGTCCATTATAAAATACAGAACGTTCATCATTTAAAATAAATTTATTGTAAAACTTTTTAGTATTCCTACCAAATTCTCTGATTCTTTCAAAGTTTTTTTCAACTGTAATTACTTTATCGAATAACTGTCTCCATAAAAAATGGGTACTACCAAAGTGACCTAATCCAATTTCTAAACAAGTACCATTATTGTTATTTGTTTCAATAACTTTATCAACTAAAATTTCTAATTCTTTTTTAACTTGTTGAATTCCTTTTTCTTCATTTAAGTGATTGCTAAATATACAATGATATGGATTGTATTCATATTCAATGTAGTTTCCATCGCCTTTGTCAGAAACCCACTTATCTAAAAGATTAAATATTTCAGTTTTATTCATTATTCTGCTATGTTTAAATATTTTTCTAATAACCAAGATGAAGATTGTACTTTATCTCCCAATCCCCATACTGAATCTATTCCGTATGAATTACATACATCGTTTTCTGGTGTAGTTGTTTCTGTTCTATCTCCACCATTACCGAATGCAACATTACCTTCCAACTCACCCCTTTTTTCAGTATGCCATTTATGTTTTGCATGGTCAATGAAATCAATTGCTGTATCATCTCCATGTATAAGTGGATTCATTACATAAACATAATCCACATCTCTTAATGATTCCATTATAAACTTTCGTTCTCCTTCTTTCATAAAAGATTTACCTTTCTTTCTCCTTAACCAACTATCGTTGTTAAGTCCAATCCAAACTTCATCTGCTAACTTCTTAGCGTTTTGGATACATTCGATATGACCTTTATGTACAGGGTCAAATCCACCACTAATCAAAATTATTTTATATTTTTTACTCATTTGTTTTCTGTTTTCCACTCTTCACCAAATGCACCTACTTCTTTTCTATGTTCATCTGATGGGTTGTATTTTTGTGTTACATAATATCCTAATATGGTACCTGGCTCCAATGCCTTATATCCATGATAGATACCAGGTGGTATCTCTAATACTTGTGGGTTTTTATCTGATAGGTATTTAAATTCACACCCATCTTCTTCAGTTGCCCAACCAACTTTTAAACTTCCTTTTAAACAAATCCAATAATCGGTTTGTTTTTCGTGCTTATGCCAAGCTACAATATGCTCAGTTGAGTTAATATAAGATATATTTACTTGTCCTTTTTCTAAAGGAAATACATCTAATAATCTTTGTGCTCTATCATCTTCGTGATAATTCATATTAATTACTTAATGGTGCTTTAATCGATGAGTGTGATTCATAATTTAAAATCTTATAATCAAACTCACCTTCTAATACATTTACATTATCCAATCTAATTGTTGGTAATTTAAATGAATCTCTCTTAATTTGTTCGTGTGCTTGTTCTAAATGATTTTTGTATAAATGAGTATCACCCAATGAACCGATTAGTTCACCTGGTTTTAAATTAGTTTCTTTACATAGTAAAAGTAATAACACCCCATAAGATGCTATGTTAAATGGTAATCCTAAGAAAGTATCAACACTTCTTTGATTCCACATTAGAGATAGTTTACCATCGTTTACATAACATTGGAATCCATAATGACAAGGAGGAAGTTTCATTAAACTGAGTTCACCTACGTTCCACGCTGATACCATTAATCTTCTACTATTAGGATTCTCTTTTATATTTTTAATTAATTCTTTGATTTGGTCTTTACCATCCCAATCCTTCCATTGTTTACCATATATGAATCCTAAGTTACCCCAAACTTTACTAAAGTCATCATCTTCTAATATTCTTTTTTCAAAATCTTTAACATCTTTATAGTAATCATCATCTAATTCCCATTGATGAGTTCTTACATAACTACTATAAGCATCACCTGTCCAAATATGACAATCGTTCTGTAACAAATATCTTAAATCAGTTCTACCTTTTAAGAACCATTTAAGTTCGGTCATAATTGACTTGATTGCCATTTTCTTTGTTGTAAGAAGAGGAAACCCTTTACTCATATCGTGTCTGAATTGTTCACCAAAATAAGATAAGGTACCTGTTCCAGTCCTATCTTCTTTTTCTTGTCCATACATTATGAGTTTTCTAAGAAACCCCTGATATTGTTTATCTACTGTATTCATATTATGCTGTCATTCCATCATAGGATTCGAACCTATAATATACTGTTAATTCATCTCCTGCCTTTATTGGTCTTACAGAGTGTAATGTTCTTTCTTCGGTATCGGTACTAATGTAGCAATTAGGATTTTCGCTATGATTTATAAATCCACCTAATGGAGTTCGTACCCACTCTCTTCTATTAGTTGAAACTGCAAATACATGCGTTTCACCAAATATTTCTCCAGCAGAAAAATCTCTTTGTGCATATAATCCTAACCCTTCAATTGAACTTTCCATTATTGATAACCCATCGGGTAATGGTCTGTATGTATCTTCAAATTGCTTCATACAGTTAATAGTCCATAAACGATTATACTAAGTATAGTAAAAAATAATGCAACTGTTGCATAAAATCCAACCTTTGCATTATTTTCATATTGTTTTTTACTTCTACCTTGCCTAAATTCTATATCTTCTTTTGTCATTTTTCTTAAATATTCTTTACCTTCGTTATAATAGTGGTTCTCTCCTGAAATCTTATCCATCCAATGCCATTCTTTTTTATTCATAGCTTGCTGTATTTAATAGTCCACTATACTCACATTTATTTGAATTAATAAATGGTAATATAGATAATTCTTTTGCTTTAGCTTCTACCATAATATCAACATCATTACCATATGTATTGGGTATTGAGTTAATATAATCGGAGTGAGCTTGTGGTTTTAGTTTCTCATTACCCTCATGCAACATTTTTGATTCTGAATAATGTACAATTGGTGTAATACCTTTTGGCCAAGTTGATAGTGCAAGTTCTAATGCTTCTTGCTCTGATAAATCACCTGTACAGAATTTGTGGTGATGATAATCAAATACAATAGGAATACCAATACGTTCATGTATATACATCAAATCTTTTACTGAGTACATAGATGCTTTATCATCATTCTCTACAGTCAAACGAGTCTGAACTGATTCAGGCAACCTCTCAAAGTTTTTACAGAATCTATCCATAGCAGAAATCTTATCACCATACACACCATTACAATGTATATTGATTTTGTTATAAGGAGTTCTACTTAATCCTAACATATCAAATATCTCACCATGTATTCGTAAGTCAGTAATTGTATTTTCTACTACATGCTCACGCGGAGATACTAATACATTGAACGGACCTGGATGTGAAGTTAAACGTAATCCATTTTGTTTAGCGTAATTACCAGCACCAGCTAATAAAGTTTTGATGCGTGCATATTGTGGTAAATCTTTGAAGTTGTATTCAGATGCCCAAGGGAAAAATTCAGAAGATAATCTAAAACATTTGATTCCGTTCTGTACATTCCATTTAAGTATCTTACTCAAATCAGCCGCATTTAACATACCTAATTCACCAGCATAATTCAAACCTTTCTCATTGAAGGTTTTTTTAATCATACTACGATTTGTTGTTACTTTTGGTTTTTGACCTGATAAGGTCATATTAATACAAGCGTATCCTAAATTCATAATTTGTTATTTGATACTCAAATATACGAAAATAATATTAAATATCCAAGGAAATATTGAATTATTTTTTATTTTTAATATTTTTAATCCAATACTGAACTGCTTTGGGGTCATTTTGCCAAAGTTTTTTTACTTTCCAATCGAAGTTTTGGTGTTCATAATATGGTTTTCCTTGAAAGTTTGAATGTTCTTCTGCTGCTCTGATAAGAGGAGTTCCCATATTATTTAAAGATTTTTCTATTTCCTCTTTAGAAAGTTTAATCTTTTTTTTTTCAGGTGGTTTTACACCCCTTGCTTCATCTGGCAGTTTGGTTGGTTCTTCTAAGAGTTCTTCTTTTTCAGGTTCTTCATCATATAACTCTCTCTTACGGATTACTTTCTTTTTATCTACAATACCCCTATCAACTTGTAAAGCATTGTTAAAAGCAATTACAAGCGCTACTGCTAATGGGTCGAATACAAAGATAATAATTAAGATAAACCAATTAATAATAACATCCATAGGTCTATCTAATAATCCACTAAGATATTCTAAAGGACCTAATTCAGATGATACACCTTCCATAGATTCTAAATCTAATATTTTTAACTGAATAGATTGTAATGAATCCGATGCTACTTCTCTTTTCGCTTGAACACCTTTACGATTTTCTTCTTCAACTTCGATACGTTTAGCTGCCATCCTAAGTTCGGAAGTAGAGATGGTTGTTCTAACGCCCCCAACCACCGAGGTGTCTCGTACTTGGATTGATTGAGATTTCGCATTAGAAAGAGTACTAATGTTACCACTAATTCTTTTAAGTTCTTCATCATACCTTGCTACATCATCACCCCAAAATTGTTCTTTTTGTTGTAAGAATGCTAATTGTTTTTCCTTTATACTATATTGATTAAATGTATCTTGAAAAGCCGATGTTAGGAATCCATAGATACCCAATGAAGTTATAAGGATTAAAATAAGAACCGCAATACTTAGATAGATTCTAAATGATTTGTTTATCTTTTGCCAATAGTTGTAAAGATAACCAGCGGTAATTAGTTTTGCTAGCTCTAATGAACTTGCCATTATTATTACAGAGAATGCAGCTCCAGCAAATAGTTTACTTAAACCACTAACTGAAAAGAATGCAGCATTGAATGCTACAAATAATGCTGATACTCCTAATAAAAATGTTCTGAATTTCATATCTCTTACGAGATGTCAACCATTTCTTTGACATCTTCTTGCAATTTTTCAATTTCTTGCAATAACCTAATAGCCATGTTTGGGTCAACTTGCTGTTCACCTTTAACTCCTTTACTGAGTAAAGATGCACGAGAACGAATACCTTCTAGTAATCCGTAAACCTTCGTTTTATAAATATCTTTCATATTTTTTACGTTTTATTGTGTTTATATAAATATTAGAATATAAAAAAAGGGGAATTTCCTTCCCCCTTTCTTACAAGATTAAATGTGATTAATAAGATATTTTTAAAGTTTTTCCTTTCTTACTTTCTTTCTTATCAATCAGGAGAGTTAGTAAACCATTTTCAAAACTAGCAGATGATTTCGTACCATCATAGTTTTTCCCAACAGTCAGGGTTAAATCAATATCCTCAACAAATTTAGAAGTACTTTTACTTTCAGATTTGATGTGAACATTTTCTTCTGTAACATTTACTGTCATATCTTTTGGATTATGCCCAGTAGTATTAATTGTAACTTTTTGTTTGCCATTTTCCAAAACTTCTACATCAAATTGATTGTGTGTTTTGGTAATTGGTCTGAATGTATCATTAATGATATCATCAAAAATTGAATTTGAATAAGTGTTAAATAGTAATGCCATAATTTTTTTAATTTGAATTTTAATAATATACTTTCTATAGTACCAAATCTATACCAATGGTGTATTCACTATCATCACCTGACAAATTGTCAGGTTTTATTAGAAATTGTCTGACATTTTGTCATACATTCCATTTTTAGTTCTGTATTCTGAGTTCTCTTGTCTAGTACTCATACAATCAGCCCAGTGAATTATATATGGTAAATCCGTTTTGAGTTGGAAATCTTCATTATAAGATATCCAATATTTTTTAGTAGCTTCGTTATACAATCCATCAGCCATCATAATACCCAATTGTTCTTTTTGAGTATAAGTGATTCCATATTTGTTTAATAACCAAAATGCTCTATCGGTTACATCAAAATATTGTAACTTTGGATTATGTGTAAAGTATTCTTTTTTATTCTTCTGATGCCACTCTGATGTTTGTGGTACATAGTAAGGTTCTACACCATCACCTAGCTTACCTAAGTCGTGGTGAAATGCAGCAAAGAACAATTCCTCATCTGTAAAGTTAACATATCCATTACCCTCTACAAATAGTTTTTTCATTTTGTGTGCATTCCTAGCTACATTCATAATGTGGTCGATATAACCACCTTCATAACAATTATGAAAGTTAAGTTTACCACTTGCTGGTGCTAATGTTAATTCAGTACCCAATTCGTTTTCTGAGTACATATGTTTTAACTTTTCCAATCGTTCACCACTAAATACTTTTTCTAATGCGGTGATAAATTTATCATAATTTTCTGATAATTGTTCTGCTGTATAATTCTTTATTTTAACCATAAATTGATTTTTTAGTTAGGGTTTTATATAATATTTCTATTTCTTCTTCGGTTTGACAACTACCCAATCCATTACAATCTAATAGTTGAACACCATATGTTCCTTTAGGTATACCAGGAAATCTATCAGTATTTGCCGTAGATATTAATTGTAAACAATACGGGTCTCTACTTTCTTTTGGTAAAGATAGTATCCATTGATACACCTCTTCCTTTGGATTTTCATCATCCACTTCTTTTCTCCAACCCTGCTTTATAAAGGTTTCATCTGTTATCGGAGTTTGTGGTAATTTTATTGGTTTTATTCTATTCATCAATCTAAAACAAATTTAATAGTTTTACTTACTAAGTGTTCTCTGATTATACCAGTTAATATAAGAGTATCTCCTACCATTGTATTGATTGGTGCTATCACATTATGAACTTTACCATCAACTACATAAGATGCTTGATTAGATGTACTTACATCCTCTCCTTCATATTCCCAATATAAATTACTATTCCACTCTACTTTAATTGGTTCATCCCAATAAAGAGTATTACCAACTGTACCACTTATTGTGTGTATAGTTTGATTAGAACTATCGTTTAATTCTAAATGATAAAAGCCATTTGAATCAATTGGTAATCTACCATCCAACTCTAAGGTTGGTTGAGGTGTTAGTAAATCATCATCTTCAACTGTACAACTTGTTAGAAATGAAAACAATACCAATACTATGAGAAGTACTCCACAAAAAGCCAACCCACTTAATGCGAATTTTTCTGTTTGTTCTTTTCTATGATTATTTTTCATTATAATAATTTATCTAATATACTATCCCAAGTTGGATATTCGTTTGGTGAATTATCATTCTCCCAATCTACTCCGTATCTTAGTAATTGACCAGTAAATTCACCAGCACCATTCTTCAATCTATCATCGATAAGGTAATCTCCCATCAAATGATTCTTTTGGTGAGTTGTAACTAATCTTTTGTGGAAGATTCTCCCAAAGTATTTTTCTATCCAAAATCTTTTATCAGTAAGTGATTGTGGATTACCCCAAGGTGCCGATGTAGCTATGTACATATCATACTTACCACTATTGTGTAGTTTCTTTACAGCTTCAATAGCTCCTTTAATTGGAGGAGGTTCTCTAAAGATACCTGGTATGTGGTCAGGACAACCTTTGAATTTTGTTTTTAAGTGTGGATTCTTTTCTAAGAAATCAGTAATAGCTGCATTAAAATCAACTAATACACCATCCATATCGATATATAATATCTTTTTGTTCAAATTTTTATTGTTAGGGTTAATATTATCACTCATTTACTATGTAAATATACGAAATATTTTTCAAATAACCAAGGATTTTATGAATTATTTTCAGATAAATGTGACCTAAATCCAAGTACTGGTATGTGGCCTGTGATTTCGATTTCTCTCTTTTTAATAAATTGTTTAGATACTTGTAGTGTTTCTAAATCTGTTTCATTCATTACCCAATCTTTGAATAGGTAAGTTAATAGTTTACTCTTAATAGCTTTAATCATAATTTTAATTTTTATATTTTAACTTATTTACATAGTAAATATACGAAAAAAATATGATATATCCAAGGGAAATCGTAATTATTTTTATATTTATTTTTGTACATTGAAATGTTACAGGTGTAACATTATGTTAAAAAAAAGGATTATGAAGAACTTAATTCTATTACTCGTACTATTCCCAACATTAGCGTTTTCTCAATTAAATGTTTTCGGTAAAACCTTCGAAGAAGATAAAGTATATCATTACATTGGTGGTATTGCTATAACAAGTATCGCTCACGATTTAATATTTGAAGAAACTCAAAGTAAAGAGAAAGCTGTGCTTTATTCAATGGCAACAACTTTAGCATTATCTGCATTTAAAGAAATCTTTATTGATAATGGTAAAGTAGATGGTAATGATATAGCGGCAGGTATGTACGGCGCTATAACCGTTGGTATCACTATTGAATTAGATGATTTACTTAAAAGAAAAAGAAAGAAACTTAGGTAGTTTCTATAGAGCTTCGTCAACAGCTAATCTGCAGTTAACTGCATCAGCACCATGCTCTTCAACCAATTCACCTAAGATAGTATCTTTGTTAACTTCTGTTGTGTGGTACATAGCTACTAACTCATCGTTTGGTAGTTTACATAATCCATTCTCTTCTGATTCAGATGCTTCTATCATTACAGTGAAATCTTCTGCACTTACTGTGAACTCTACAGTTCCATCAAGTTTTTTAATTAATATTGCCATAATATATCTCCTATTATTTGTTCATATATAAGTATAAGATTTATAAAGTTACCGAAATTTTATCTAAAAAATATAATTAAAAAAACTAATATCTTTGGAAAATGTTTTTTCAATAAGTACCTTTGTATAATCATTATACATTTTCTTATAATCGATTGGTGAGGCTGGATTTACATTTTTTGGTGTGTTCGTTAATTTTATTCTCCCATTTGTTAAAGTGTAAATATCTTTAATAGCTTTATCAAATTCTTCCAATTTACCAATGTAATCAACTCCAATATTTCCATCTTCATCAGTTAACCAATCCAATTGATTTCTATGAAGTGTTGGCTGTCTACAAGAATCACTTGCATATTTTATATTTTCACAAAATTCAGTAAAGTTCATATCTTGTCCAAATTTTAATCCTTCTCTTCTATGATACAACGATACTACTCTTGACCAAGGATTTCTTACTAATGAAAATTTAAACATCTTATTAAAATTTACATCTGCTGTATTTTTTATTCCTATATTATCTAAAACTCCAGTTGATGGAAACGTTTCATTCTTCTCTAAACTATTTTTTAATTGTTGAAAGTAAAATAGTTGTTTTATCTGTTGAATATCTAAATGAGAATTTAAGATAAAAGGTCTATCGGTATGAAATTCTTTTAATTGCTTTCTTATAGTGGTTGTTCCACACTTCGGAATAGCAACAAATATTACTTGTTTACTAAAATTAATTGCTTGGTTTAAATTTTGATTTTCCATTACAACAAAGTGTTATCTTTTAAATACCCTATCAGCTTTTTACTATCACCCAACGATTGTCTATGACCACTATCAAATCTTTTGTTTGAATTTTTTACTTCAGTAAAAATTTTATATCTATCTTTTGATTTTTTTAATCTAGTACTAGTCCATCTGTAGTGATAAATTTGTATTTTATTTTCATTTGCATATGCATACTTTACACATATATTAGATTCATCTTTAAGATGATGCGAATTTTCTAATCTTTCTGATGATGGGAATACACATGGTTTTATTGGATACTTCCAATTACTTATATTACTTTGTATTGGAAACTGCTCTTCTATTGGAAATTTTGTTACTATTTTTGTTTTACCACTTATTGGTTCTCTATCTATCAACTTACCCCATATATAATCGGATTCTATTGGTTTAATGTGTTGTTGAAATTCATCTATATCAGATAACAAAATATGTGATTCTACTGAATATTTTATTATGCGATTAAACTTATCTATTTTATCTATATCATTAAAATCACCAATCCACTTTTCAAATGTTATATTAAATGGGTCTGCATCTAAGAAGTAATCTAAATAATCATTTGTTTTAAAGTTTTCTTTTTTGTTTAATATAAAATGAAACGAGTGAATATTATATTGAGAATAGTGTTTACAAAAATGTTCTATTAACTTTGTATCATAATCTAATCCTATACAACATATTAATTTTATTTTCATATCAAAGAAGTTGCTTGGTGAGTTGTATTAATTGCAAAGTGAATTGATAATCTAACACCATCGGTAATATCCGTTACTTCATGTGGTTCAGTTCTACCAAACGTAAATAATTCCCCTATACCAACATTAAGTTTTTTAGAATTTATAATAAAATCACCTCCATTATAGTTATCATTTAATAAATACCCAGCCGATAATATTGTATTGGCTGATGTGGATGTATAACTTACCTTATCTGTATGTTCTCTAAAAAAGTTTCCTTTCTCATATTTTAGTAAAGTTATAAACTCAGATACTTCATAAGTTTCATCAATTTTCTTTACATCTTTATTTATTAATTCTTTAATAAAATCAAATTCAGTAAATGATGATAGTGATAACGTTTTTACTCTTTTGTATTTTAAATCATAATTTATAAAATCATTAGAGTAATCTTTTTTATTGTAAATATCTAATATGTGTTCTACATCTACATTACGCATATGCTTGAAGTAATCTTAATATTTCATCTAACGATTCATGTCTATGATTATCTAATAAGTTAACTGAGTAAACATATTTAGATTCTTTAACCTTTGGTACTTCGTGTATAGCGGAATCATTAGCAAACTTTAAATCAATTTGTTGAGGGTCTCCACAAAGAATCATAGTAGAACCTTTACCTAATCTACCCAATACCATACTAAGTTGTTGTTTAGTTAAGTTTTGA